ATGACTGGATCGGAAACCCAAGTCGAGTACGCCACCAGGGCACAGGCCCGCGTGGTGGCGATATGGACCACTGCGGCATATCGCTTGCTGGACGTCGCCCCGCAGCGCCTTGAGCCGGCGCTTGAACCGATAGTGGCCAGCCTGGTGCGGTTCTGCCTTGACATCGCCAGCCGGGCGGCGGCAGGGGTCGACGCCGCCTTCATCCTGCAGCACAACTACAGCCCGGATGCATGGAACAACGCGATCTACGCGGGCGGGTTCGACAAGGTATTGCGGACGACCGTGGGCAAGCGGACCCCTTGGGAGCTGCGGCAATTGCTGGTGGAAGTGATGAGCGGAGTCCTGTCCCGGCCCTGATTCGGCAACACATTACTGGAGCGCTACGGCGCAAGCGAGACAAGCATGAGTGAGACCACCAATTTCGATACCAAACCTGCCCGGCTGGAGACAATCGCCCGGATGGTCAGCATCGCCCATTGCATGCGTCGGGTGATCGACGCCGCTGCGGTCCTGATGGAGTCGGAGCCCGAGCATGAGGCGAGCCGCATCCTTGAGGAAGCTCTAACGCGCTGGCGTCGTCCTCCAGGTGGATCTGCTGCTGGGTAGAATGAGGCATGACCGCGCCCCATCCCGATACCCTGCTTCTGTACACGGACCCGAACTTTCGGCAACCGTCGCCCGATGACGTCCGCGCCGTGTATGCCATGCTTGGCTACACCGGCAACCGGATCGCTGGCCTGACGGGTGTGAAGGACGGCCGCGCCGTTCGTCGCTGGCTGGCTCCAGCCACGGCCCGGTCCCATGCGGCGATCGACTATGCCGCCTGGCGCCTGCTCCTGCTCGAAGCGGCCCTGGTGCAGGCACCGAAGCGCCCGAGGAAGCCCGGTAAGACAGCAGATCGGAGTGAAGCCGGCAACAGCAAGTGACCTATAATTGCTAGGTTGCAAAGACAAGGAATCCGGCCTGGCGGCTCCAGGACACTTTACGTAGGAGTCAGATCATGGCATCAGTCAACAAGGTCATCATCGTCGGCAATCTCGGCCGCGACCCGGAAGTGCGCCACATGCCGAGCGGCGACGCGATCGCCAACATCGCGGTGGCGACCTCGTACAAGTCGAAGGACCGCAACACCGGCGAACAGAAAGAACTGACCGAGTGGCACCGGATATCCTTCTTCGGCCGCCTGGCGGAGATCGTCGGCCAGTACCTCAAAAAGGGCTCGTCGGTCTACGTCGAAGGCCGCCTGCAGACCCGCAAGTACACCGACAAGGACGGCATCGAGCGCTACGCTACCGACATCATTGCCGAGAACATGCAGATGCTGGGCGGTCGCACGGGTCCAGGAGGTAACGACAGCTACGGCGCGGACGACAGCTACCAGACCGCGATGACCACCCCCGCACCGCGCCCAGGAGCGCGCCAGGCGCCGGCACCGGCGGCTCGCCCGCAGCCCGCCGCGAACTTCTCGGATATGGATCAGGACATCCCGTTCTGAGAGTTGCTACTTTGGTAATATAACTGATAAAAATGTATCCCCCCGGTGATCCGGTGGGGATGTCCACATGAGAGACAGGATCTGACGATGACCCCCGATACCACACGATTGCTCGATGAACTCGGCCTGGCCGTGGGGCCGCTCGGCACCCAGCTGATCGACGCCCGCGCCGCAGACGGCTATATCCACCACTCCCGCGCACCCGTCGCCTTGGTGGGCTATGCGCTGACGGTGCCGGCGATCGCGCGCGACCGCTTTCCAAAACTGACCTTCGTTGCCCTGATCCAGAAGGCGCATCAGCTCGACAGCATTGAGAAGGAGGCGCTGGCCGGGCTGTGCGGCGCACACGAACGGCGCCGCTGGTACGACCCGGCCGCTTTCGGCCAGCAGGTATGGCAGGTAGTCGACAAGTACGACCTGCATCCGTTTTTCACGCGGATCGAGGTGCCGTATGGCAGTGGAGGCGAGCATTATTATCTGCGGCCGCGTGGGATCGACTATCGGACGTCCGACCCGATCGACGCCGAAATCCAGGAGTGGCGATCCGCCTACCGCGCTGCATCGCCCTTGCGCCAGTTGATGGCCGCCACGGTGCTGCAGTTGTACAAGCAAGGAGAGGACAAAAACTGGATGGTGCGCGTCAAAAAGGACTGGCACGCGAGCGAGGGGATCGAGATCCTGCGGGATGAAGGCGCGCTCGAGGATTGGGGCCGCCTGTACGCGCTTTACTCGGGTTGGTGAGAGCGGGCCGGCGGGTGCCGCCACTGGAAATACGTCATCGCGGCCCGCGCCGCTTCCCGCCTGGTCATGCCGGGCGGGTCTTCCTCCGTGCCCCCGTGGCAGGAACAGCGGTGCGCCTGGTGGCCCACCGAGCCAACGACGCTACGCAGTCCGCATTCGATGTGCGTCACCTGCCCCCAAAGAGTAGCCTCCGCGCCTCCCAGCCGAAGTTCCAGCTCCGTCACCGGTTCATCGCACCACTGGCATAACAGGCTTGCGCCTTCGTCGCTTTCGTTTTCCGTCATGACGTAATTTCTCCTTGCCTGCGCGCCCGTCCTGGGCTTTCTTGGTTGGCGGCTGCGGCTCCGTGACCAGCGGATAGCCAGGTGCTGGCCTGACCGCTACAGCGCAGTGCGCGCAGACAAGCGGCGCGCCGCTTGTGAGCGTGGTCATCGTGCCGCAGGTGCCGCACAACAGTGCCACCCGGCCGCCGAGCAGGGCGAACACCTTAGCGTGCGGCATGTCATTCGATCCCGCGTTCCGTGCGCCACGCCAGACACGCTGCCTTGGGGCCGAGCACGAAGTTGGCCCCGAGCGATTGGGCCAGTAGGCCGTCGACAATCCACTCTTCGCCTTCCTGCTCCAGCTCGGACCATGCCCGCGTCAGCGCAACGAAATCACTGACGGGCACCGCACCGATAATCACCTTGCAGCCGTGCGAGCCTTCCACCCGGTAGCCTTGGCTCATCTGAGCCCTACCAGCGCTTCGTACTGAGCGAAAGCGTGCTGCAGGTAGCCGTTCAGCGCGGTAGCGTCCTGGAAGTGAGCGCGCGTCTTCGCCAGTATTTCCTCGCGCGAGACTCCAGTGGATTGCCCAACCATCGTCATCATGAACAGGTCGGCAGTATCTTCGTATGTCATCGTGCCGGCCTTGATCTTGGCATGCAATTCATCGAGCTTGTCGTTGCGACTCATTCCGGCGCACCCGCGCTCTGCGCCGCCTTGCACAGGGCGAGCGCAGCGTCGGTCTCCCGCGCATCCTTGGCCAGCCGGCGCGGCCACGCCCGGACCATCGCTACCTGTTTCTCATGCTCCGCGACCGAATAATCCGTGCCGGCATCGAGGCTGGCGCCGGCATCGGCAGCGGCGCGCGCCGCGCTCGCCCACTCGGGCAGGTCGTGCCAGGAGTGCAGCATCAGTTTCGGTGGCGGGCCTTTCAGGGCGTTGGCGGTGTCGCGCAGCAGGTCGCTCAGGCGCACGATCGTGCCGTACACCTCTTCGTGCTCGCGCTGTAACTCGGCAATCTTGGCGTCCTGCTCGACGCGGTGCTCGTTTGCCAGGAGCAGGCCGTACGCCTGGGTGTCGCGCTCGATCCGCACGCGGGCCAGCTCGCCGCGCAGTTGCGTGACCAGGCGCTTCGCCTGGCTGATGTCGATCGGCTTATCCATTCTGCGCATCCTCGATCAGGTCCTTGAGCAGGCGCTCGCCCCAAGCACGATCCTCATTCGTGGCCAGCAGCCTGGACGCATCGCCGGCGGCATCCATGAAGGCGCGCAGGTGTCCCGCCGTCACGGTGGTCGACGCACCGGATCCCATGAAGTTCAGAATCGTCTTGCCGTCCGGTAGGGTTACGCTCGGGTCCTCGCCGGCCATGGATTCATCGGCCTCGATCATGGCCCACCAGAGATTCAGCGGGCCGGACGCTTTGCGCACGCCGTCCAGGATGCGCTGGTGCAGCAGCAAGTCGGCCTCCAGCGGCAGCCGGACCATGCGCTCCCCTGATCGCAGCGCGGACGGCAGCGGCGGCAAGCGATCCGTTTCAAAGTAGAACTCGAGCGCGGTTGCGAGCGCGTCTTCCGCCATGCCCATTGCGTCGATCTCGTCGTCACCCTGCGTGAGCGCCTCGGGAATGTCGCGGAAGCGGACGAGGAAGCCGTTGGCGGTCGGCTGGAACAGCGCCGGGTAGTGCGTGCGCACCGGCACGGTCAAGTCGGTTTCAGTCCTTGCCAGATCGGTCATATCCAAGTCTCCACGATACAGGGATCGTCATCGGGTTGTCGGCCCAGGTTGTACAGGCCGCCGGGGAGTTGCGCGCGCACCGATTCCAGGCTCGGGCCGTAGCATGCGAGCGAGGTCGGTCCGTGGGTGCCGTTCGCGTAGGCGTGGTGCAGGCGCGCGACAAACCCCTGCGTGTAGTCGCTCGGCCGCTCGTACACGGTCCACAGATTGAGCACGACGTCCGGCGCGGTCAATGGGTCGGACCTTCGGGTGCTCATGTGGGTCTCCCATCGTCATCGAGCATGATCGGGTCGCCGTCCATGATGTTGAACGCCGGCGATATTTTTCCCTCCAGCTCCCCGGCCAGGTCGCCCAGGAAGCACAGGCGCGCGCCTGGTTGCGCTTCCAGCACGGCGTCGATCACCTTGTCGCGCAGCGGGGTCGGCCCCAGCTTGATTTCACGGATGACGGGCAGCGGCTTGATCGCCGGGTAGTCGTCCATACACACTGGCAACCGCATCAGCGCCTGGAACGCGGCCAGCCCCACCGGGGAAAACCGGATCCCACTCGCTCCCTTTGTGAACGTGCGATCCTTCACCTTGTTGTGGTCGAGCGCACCACCGGACCAGCAGCACAGCACGCGCCGCGTTTTCGTCCCGCGCGAGGCCGTGACCTCGAACACACAGAAGGCCGGCAGGCCATCCGGCGTGGTCTTCGCCGCGGCCAGCAGCTCGCGTTCGTACGTCGGATCGCAGCGCGCGCCGACGATCAGGCGCGAGACAATCATGCCGTCGTTCATTGCAGTGTCCCCCGCTTGCGCGTCGCCAGATCGAACATGGCGCCGGCTTCTTCGTCTCCGACGTTCTCGCCCACCGTTTCCATGCCCATACCCTGCATGAACTCGGTCATGCGTGCCATGGTCGCCTCGTCGCGCTGCCTGCCTTCGTTCACGTCCAGGTCGACGCACTTGCGCGCGAACACACCGAACAGGCGAATCACGAAGGACCGTCCCAGGTTCTGGTCCCGCCCGGCCTGCGCGACCCCCTCCAAAAACTGCTTTCCGGCTTCGGCCAGATCATCTTCACTTCGTCGTATCCCGGCCATGTCATTCCTTGCTTGTCACTCGTTGTTATCCCCACTTCCCTTGCTTGGCCAGCCGGTACGGCGGCACCCGCCAGCCTGCACACAGCAGGAGCGACAGGGCGCTCATGGTGGCCAGGACCCAGCGGTGGTCAGCAAGGTAGTTCAGCAGGTTTGATGCGCTCCAGATCCCGAACGACCATTGCAGACACCACCAGGCCAGTGGGCTGCCGAACGCCATCGGGCGGCCGCGTGGTAGCGGCGTGTGTTCTTGCCCGGTCAAGCGCGCGACCTCGCCCAGCAGGTCGTCGGCGCGATGCACCAGCTCGCTCGCGCGGCGGCTGTCGCGCAGGCGCAACAGGATGCAGCGGCGCGGGTGCGTCAGCCGCTTGGCCAGGTCCGCCAGGCGTTCGCCCTCGGACAGCAGCATCAGCACGCGCACATGCTTCTGTTGTTCGGGCGTAAGCTGGATGGCGTCGATCGACACCCGGTGGATACCCTCCGGGAGGGGTTCGGGCGTCGTCATTCACTGCAGCAGATCGGCGCTGATGGCGCCCATCGCTTTCTCGTCTTGATCGCTTCGGCGGACAATTTCTCGGCCTGTTTCTTCATGATGCTCTTTTCAGGCCGCGAGTGCGACCACTGGCTGGCTGGCTTCGGTGCGCTCGCCGTTCAGCAGCCCGGTTATAACCCGCCGGATGTCGGTCAGGCAGCCATGCACGGGCGTGTACCGAGTCGGCTCGATCGAGCGCTTGACCTGGCCATCCAGCTTGTGGCTGATGAACTTCGTCAGTACCAGCACACGCTCGCAGTTCTTTATGGAATCGACGCACTTCAGGCTGTCGATACAGGTGAAATCGACAGTCGGGAAGTCGCGCTGAAGATCGCTGGCATAGCTGTTGCGGTTGCCGACGATACCGATTCGGATGCGTCGCCCTCTTGGCTTCGCCACAGTCGCCGGCGTCGGCGTCGGCATGGCGGCTTGCGCGGTCTCGGGCGCAGGCGGCACCGCTGCCGGGGGCGCATTCAAGGCCTGCTCGATCAGCTCTGCAATCATCGGGCGCAGGTAATCGGCCAACATCCCCAGCACGGTACTGACAGCCGACGTTAGCACGGCTTCGCGCGGGCCGGCAGTGATCGGCGTGGGTGCCGGCTCAGGCGCCACGGCAGGCGCGGGCGCGGGCGCGGGCGCGGGGCGTACCTGGCGCGCCGCCGCGGCCTTGTCCAGCGCGTTCTTGGCGTGGCGTTCGGCCTCGGCCACGACACCCTGCTCCAGTTCAGCACTGCGGCGCTGGCGTTTCAGGTCCTCGAAAGCCTCTTTCAGCGCCGGCGCCAGGGTCGAGAAGCTGGCTACCTTGACATGGCGGATCTGGCGCTCGAGCGGCAGGATGCGCTGCGCGAATGCCACGTCTTCCGAAGTCAGGCCGCTCAGGTGCTCGCGGTTCGGGTAGTTTGCCCCCGAATACATGCGGTCGATCTCGGTGGCGATCGCCAGCCATTCGCCGCGATCCCACGCCACGGCCGCGAACGGACTGGTCGATTCAGCTGGTTTTGCTCGTTGCTCAGTCGGGATCGACAGCGGGCGACCATTGCCGTCGAGCTTGAGGGGGCTGGCTGGCTCGCAGGGCGCCGGGGCGCGGCGGGTGCGCGTCTCGGTGCCGGAAGCAGCCCCTGGACGGCTGGCGCGCAGGCGGGCGAATGCCTTCAGCAGGTTCTTGCGCGGATCCGTCAGGGCGACCATATGACGCGGGCGCCGCATTTGCGCGGCGGCGTTGTTCAAGTGTCGCAGGCATAGGCCGCCCAGGTCGGACGAATCCATGTAGTGCTGGTGTGGATTGTCTTCATGCAGCAGCGTGGCCAAATCTTCCCATTCTTCGTCGTCCCAGCGAACAGGTTGTAATCCAAGGTGTTGCGCCATAGTTCTCTCCCGTGAAATTATGGCAAAGCGAAGGAAATAAAGGGGGGCTCAGCCTTCGTTCCGGCTTACTGCGCTTTCGCGCCAAAATGCGCGCTGGGTTTCTACGCTGGTGAGCCGATGCGGCCCGGCACAGTGCAGTAGTAAATTCTCATTGCGGTTCTTCGACCGGCTTATGGAATGCGTTGCAAAAGCCGCAAAACAGGTATTTCACATCACTCAGGTTCCATGAGGTGCGACCGCAGGTGTCACACTTGATCGCTCGGCCGTTATGGCGAATCGAATAGCTCACTTTGCCAATCCATTCGGGAAGAATTCGCGGATGTCCGCCAGTTTTGCGTTCAGCGGATCACCGAAGGCGCTGACGTAATTCAGGTCGAAACGCAGCGTGTCGAGGCGCGGGACCTGGATGGGTTCACCGGGAATGATCTGGCAGAGGGTATTGTCACGGTCCAGGTGGACATGCAGGCGGCAGGCCACCGGGCGATGCTCGTAGATGCTGCACTTGCTGTCTTTGAGGAAGGGGCACGGTATGCCATCGTAGCGGTTCCGCTCGTCGGCGCCAGTGAACCAGGCTGACGGCGTGGCGAGTGGCGCACCAGTCTCGGCCGCAATGACTTCAGCCTCTTCCTGGCTCAGCATGGTGGCCATGTGGCAGCAGTGGGAGCAGCCGCGGGAGCACGGCACCAGGTCGCGCGCCGCCGTTGCGAGCTCGCCCGACATTCGGCGCAGCATGTCGACTTTGCCGGCCAGGTGTGGCATCTGCTTGGCCATTGCCCCGAACAACTGGACGCGCTGTTGATCCACGCGGGCAACGATCTTGTCTGAAACGCGCTGCGCATGCTCAAGCACGGCCGGGTCGGTTTCACGCTGGCGGATTTTGGCGAGATCGCTCATGCCTGCTTCCGGCCAGTGCGCTTGGCAATCCGCACCGCCGTGAGCAGTCGGGTAAGGTCCCACAGGGTTTCAGGGTCGAAGTCCGAGAAATCGTAGGCGGTCAGCCGCTGCGGAAGCATGGTGGCGTTAAAGCGCAGCGCGGCGGCGCAGTGCAGGCAGACCGTGACATCACCAGGCTGCGGCACGACGATGTTCTCGGCCACGTTCGCGCTCGATACCGCTGACAGCTCGGCCCTGCACACGGGGCAGGGAGTCGCATCCATGTAATGGACAGGATTCGTCACGCCTGCACCAGGTCGATCTGGGTAATGGTGTTAGTGGCCATTGGAAGCGACTTGGCGTTCCTTGAACCACTGTGGTGTGCGACCACGCCCGTTCCAGATTTGGCCTTTCGGGCCGGTATGCTGGACCGTGGATGGTCTCATTGGTTTGCGGGTGGTGCGGGCTTCCTGGGTGCCGCGTGCCCCGGCCAGGCCTGCAAAGATGGCGGCAGGGTCAAGCCCGGTAGCCGCGATGATTTGTTGAATCTGTTCTCGCGCCGCCCGCACTTCCTGAGCTTCGCATTCCTTGATTTCACGCTCGAGAGCGGAAATGTCTGCCTGACACTTCTTCTCCAGCGCGACGGACTCTTCCTTAAATTTCTTTTCAAGGTTGAAAAGATCGACCTTAAGCTGCTTGCGCAACTCGTTGATCTCCCCACGGCGCGCGACATTGCTAGTCATCTGCGTTTCCTGTGATATTGATTCGGTTGGTCTTCATCCCCACAAATGTGATTCTAGCAGTCACTTTTGCGATTTAGCAATAGCACAAGTTAAAAAAACATTTGTACAACATGCTTCCGAAAAGCAAGGTTCAGAGACCGCGCATAACTTACATTATGTCAAATAGTTATGTTTGAACAAAATTTTTTTAACAAAATCCCTTTTTTTTTAGAACGCACTCCTCTTAAACAGCGTGGACGGGCGATGAGAAATTCGGTTACGGAATAGCGTGCTCGGAGGAAGGAAGTTGCCAGTCGTTGGCAGTAGAGCCGCTTGGATGGCTCACGAATGTGAGGGCTGCGAATTGTAGAATTGTTTTAACCGCGAACCTAGAATTTTGGCGCTAAAAATGACCCACGCTTTACAGCTTGCGTTACCTGCAATTTGCCACTGAAAGTTGTTGTTAGTAGCGTCTTATTGACAACTTTTCGCGTATTAGTTTCGCTGTGGCATCCATCTTTCTAACAATTCACCCATTTACTTGTTAGTTAGGAAATTGTGATAAATCCTAGAATTGTTTGTTGGCGTTAAGTGGTTAAAGTGGTTAAAAGCGGTTAACGCTGTGGATGGATTACGTAACTCTTTGATTGTAAAGTTTATTTCCAGATGTGCCTGGTGTCGTTTTTAGCAATCACGGTGTCATTTTAAGTAAAAGCGTGTTCGATTTTAGCTCGTTGTGTGTGGTTTTTAGTTCCGCCGACTTTGCTGGTGGGTCGTTTTGTCCCTCTTGTGTGTCGTTTTTAGTAGTAGGGCGTGTTACTTGTACCAGCTTGCTGCCCTTCCGGGCCGCCGGCACGATCACGCCGGTTTCCAGGATCCCGACCTTCACCAGCTCATCCAGGTAGCGCTGTATCGTCCGCACTTCTTCGCGTGAACTCAGTTCAAGGCCGACGTACTGCGCCAGGGAGCTGACGAGTACGTCGTTTGGATTGCGATGGCTGGAAAAATAAGACTGCAGGCGGCGCGCACCCGGAGACAGCTCCTTGCGCGCTTCAAAATCAATATGCGTCAGGTAGGCCTCTGCAAAAAGCATGACCAGTTTCTTGTTGAGCATGATTTCCCATTGCAGATTGCCTTGCGGGATATTGTCGACTATCGTGCCTACGTTGGTGAACACCGGGTCGCCTTCGATCAGGGACATCATGACGCCGGTTATCTTGTCGTTCGGCGTCAGCAGTTTCAGCGCTTCGCGGCGCTCGAACTCTGCCAGTTCCGCGAACAGGCGGTACAGCACTTCCGGTGCAGCGCCCTCCTCCCGTGCCTTCTCGCAGGCCAGCGCCTTCGTCAGGCGCGCGGAAAACACGGTGATGGTCCCGCCCCGCATCCGCTGGATCGACCTGAAAATCTCGTTGTAATAAACCTGCGACTGGTGCCGTCCGGTTAGCTTGCAGATTTGGGCGTTGCTCAGTTTGACTGTCAGGCAGTCGACCGACATCCGGCGCGCCGCATGGGCCAATGCCATGAACAAATCCTCGTCGAGGCTGCGCAGTTCCTCGCCGGTATAGGTGACTTTGCCGCTGCCGAGCACAAACAGGCTATGGTTGTCGAATTGCTGGCGCGGCTTGCGCGTGGAGCCGCAGCGGAACAGCGCACAGCGCGCCAGTTCGTTGGCGATCGCCCTGCGCTCGTCCGGCCAGAACGCTAACTGGACCGGCGTGTACTTGCGCATGGATGCAGCGGCGGTGCGCTGCATAAGCGTCTCCTTTGTGGATTGCTTTATCATCCTGTAGCTAACTTGGCGGTGAACCATTCGATGATAGCCGGAAACTACCCGCCGGGACAATCGCCGAGTCATGCCACGCGCATCATGTTGTTCTGCCGATAGATACTGGCCACCGCTTCCACCCACCGCGCCGGTTTGCTGCGCAAACCGGTGCGGCAACAAGCGCGCAGCGCGCGTTAGTTAAAAGCTTGCAAAGAATCGAGAAGTCGGCGCGACACGCGGCCCGAGATCAAGAGAGCCGCAAAAGAACTTTCGATAAATCAATCACTTACACCCCACCCCCAGGAAGCAGGGCTTCCGCACCCCCGGAAACAGCTTGTTTCTTCACCCTCGGAAACAAGCTATTTCCGCACCCCCGGAAGCCCGGCTTCCGCACCTGGCCATTGCAACAATCCCTGATTGCAGTTAACGCCAATTCTCGGCATACTCATGCAAGTTCTGTGTGCCCCCTTTCCGAAAAGATGCAAACATCTCCCGATAATCCATCCGACAAGCTGGTTCCTGCCAGACTTGGCACCCCGGCCGGCACGTCTTTTGCCACCTTCGTGATGACTGAGCGCGAGGCGCACGAAGCATGGGCGCTGCTGTCGGTGAAGGCACCGCGCGCCGCCGCACTGCTGCACCTACTGGTGGCCCACATGGGGCCGCGGAACGCCGTCGTCGTCGGCCAGAAAATGCTGGCCAAGATGATGGGCGTCACCGACAGGACAATCCGCACGGCAGTACAGGTGCTGGTGGCAGACCGATGGATCAGCACCGTGAAGCTGAATGGTCCCGGCACCGTCATGGCCTATGTAGTCAACGATCAGGTCTCATGGGGCGAATCGCGGGACAAGATGCACCTCTCGATCTTCTCGGCCCAGGTGATCGCGGACCGGGATGACCAGGACAGGATGACCATCGAGCGCACGGACCTGCGCAAGATCCCGCTGCTCTTTTCCAACGAACGCCAGTTGCCGACCGGGCCGGGCCTGGATCCGCCGAGCCAGCCCCATATCGACGGCATGGAACCAGACCTGCCCGCCAAGACCGCCGACTCCGAGCTGGAGGAGGCGGTCAAGCAGATCGAACGCTTCTCGGCACCCCTGCGCAAGCGGACCTGACACCGGAAGCGCCATTTCCGCCCCTGCGGAAACGCTTTTCCGAAAACTGGAAAAGCAGTGCGAAAATTTGGGAATGAATTTCCGCCCCCCCGGAAGCCACGCTTCCGCAGGGCGACGCCCTACGCCGCTGCTGGCATGTTGTGCTGCCGGTAGATCCTGGCCACCGCTTCGTCCAGGTAGCGGCGGGCCGCTTCCACCTTGGTGGCGATCTTGGCCTCCAGTTCCAGGTCGCGCTGGTAGCGCACGACTGTCACCCGCAGCGCCTCGTCAATATCGTCCATGTAGTGCAGATCGGGCTGCTCATACCGGATCAGCTCGTCCGGCGTGTTGACCAGGCAGTAGGCCACCTCCCACTCGGGGACGTTCCACAGCTTCATATAGCCGCGGCACTGCCACTCATAGAGTTTGTCTGCCCCGACTTCGGCAGTGGCCGGGAACGTGGGTTTCGACCAGGAGGATTTGATGTCGATACCCTTCACGCCTGGCACGATGATGTCGCATTCGCCGGTGATGTGCTCGTCCGTCAGCCGGACCGTGTTTTTCACGTAGTCGGTGAAATAGACCGAGTTATAGAGCTGGATCGCCTGGTCTTCCACGATCAGCCCTTTTTCCATGTATTTCGTGGAAACGACCTCGTGGTAGCCGTACACGTATTCCTTGGCCAGCGTTTCCAGGAACGTCTTGGCGCCGGCGGACAGGCTTTTGTCTTTCGCTGCCTGCAGCAGTGCCTTTTCCTCGTCGGTACGGGTCTTCTTCCGTTGGATCGCGGCGATTTCGTCGGTAACGTGCTGTTCTTCGATCGACAGCGGATCGGTCATGATGAGGCCCAGCGATGAGCAGCGAAAATGGAAGTTATTCATCGGCCGGCACTCCCTCGAGTTCAGTCACCTGGCGCTCCTGCGCCTCGGTGAGCGCGAAGCCGGCGCGCAGCTTCGCCAGGGTGTAGGTGCCGGCCTTGATCTGCTCGATCGCGCGCGCCAGGCGATCCGCGCTGATGCCCTTTTTTGAAGCGGCCGGCACCGATGGGCGGATCCGCAGGCATTCCACCAAGTCGTTGCCGAGCCTGGCGGTGCTGCCGAACAGCGTGATCCGCTTGTTAACCCACTCCTCGATGTACGGCCCGTATAGGCGCGCGATCGTCTTGCCGTTGGTCGCGTTCAAGATTAACGGCTTCTGATCCTGCAAGTAGACAACGGTGTGTTCCTCCTTGCGGCCGCCGTCGACCGTCACTTCCTCGCGCTGCACGCGCGTGATCGTCACCGTCAGATCATCGCCGTTCGGCAGGGCGTAGGCGCCGATGTAGCGCGGGTCCGCCAGCTCCTTCCAGTGGGTGCGTTTTTGCTCGCTCACAGTTCTGCCCCCCGGATGTACTGGGACAGGTAGGCCGTGGACGCCGCCTGCGCGCTGCGCGCCGCTTTCAGGTAGGCGATCGAGGCCTTGCACATGGCGTAGAAAATCGCCTGGTCAACACTTGGGAAGTCGGAGAAGTTGGCGACGATTGCGGCGCCGCTGCGGGCCATCACAGTCACCGATGTGGAGCCTTGCAAGATGATGAGGCCGCACTTGGCCACCAGCTCGCCGGCGCAGCCCCATTTGCGACGCCAGCGCGGTAGCGGGGTGGTGGCCAGCAGCGCCGTCAGGCCGCGCTCGCCGGCGCGCGTACCCCACAGCCACATATTCGGCGTCAGGACCGTTGGCGCCTCGACGTTACCCCAGCGCAGCAGGTGGGCAAGCTCGGTTTCGTCCTCGAGAACGCCGCGCAGGTAAGCGAGTTCGGCTGGATCGGGGCGCACCGGTGGCGCCGCTCCGTCATCAGGGGAGGTCGTTTGCATAGATGCTCTCTCAGGTTGGTGGCCTGGCGGCCGGCTTTAGAGGCGGGCTTTGCGGATCGCGGCGTCGAGCTCCGATACCAGGAGTTCGGTCCCGATATCGGATCCGTAATTTTTCATCCATGCCTGCAGGTCCATGCGGGCCTTGATGGCGGCGTTGAGCAGCGCGTCGATCACCTGCTCGGGATCGGGCCGGGATGGCTTGTTTGCGGTCATTGCTGCGCCCTTTGGGGAGTGCCTCGGATGCGTCCGATCCTCACGTATGTGAGGCACTCATGTCAAAAACGGGCATCCTGCGGCGGTGCAGGGATCAGCGTTACAATCTGGGGTCGTGCTCTTGTAGTCGGAAAACTTACCGTGTGGTAGGAGGAATCCTACAAGGATTGACGGATGTGATACCGACCGTCAATATCCTATATATTCCCGACGTAACATTGTTTAGAAATAACTGGACGACTATGATTATCGTGACCACATCCGATCGTATTTCCCAAGCGGATGACATGGATGCGCAGGTGGCGGATGCGGTGGCGCGGATCGCGCCAGAGGCCAAGCATTTGCTGCTGGCACTCGCTCAAGAAATGGGCGCGCGATATCCGAACCATGGAATGAAAAAGCCGCAGCGGGGGCTGCGGCTCGTAAGGTGCAACTGAGCGTGCTATGCGTAGCGTTGCGCTGGCTGGTCCCTTCGGCCGGCCACGGCAAAGGTGCTCTCAATCAGGCCGCGTGTCAGTGGGTCGGCCCCACGCCAGAGTGATAACCACTCCATGGCCATGACGATTTCGTTCCTGGGAAGGTCCCTGAACTGTTCAGGTAGCGGCAGCGCATCCTGCTCCACTGGATCATCGTAGGCACCCTCCCCGGTCGCCAGCCAGTAAGGGTTCACCTCTAGCGCGCGTGCGACCTCGGTAATTCTGCGAATCGTCTCGTTTCGCCCGCCTTCGGCGTTGCCGATGACGCTCTCCGCTACGCCGGCACGTCGAGCTACTTCCATAAGTGAAATTCTTAGTCGCTTACGTGCCCATGTACACCGCTCTGCCAACGCCTTTCGGGCTGCTAAGCGTTGTTCAGTAGATTTAGTCATCATAAGATTTCCCAGAAAAACATCAAGCATCGTGCGCTGGATTATAGACCGCGGAAAAGAATTTTTCTGTGATTTGTGGGCAAGTATTGCAAAGTATCTACACATATGTGAGGATTGGGAATATGGATGACCATCGAGGACTTGTTTTACATCGACTGGTTGCCCGGCTATCGCAATCCCGTTTTCTTCACGCACACTGATTGGTGAGTTTGTCATGCGCAAGAATGTCATTACGGTGGGCCGGATCGTTGCGCTTCAGCGTGTCGAGCAATACATCGCTGACCACCCGCACTGCACTGCACGCCAGATCGGAGTCGCCCTATGCATCAAGCACACCACCCTGAACGGCTACACGCTGGACTTGCGCAGGATGAAACGCATCATCAGGACCGTGCCCAGCCAAATCGGCGTTCACGGCTCGCTGCCGAATACCTACCAGGTGGCACCCGGCCTTGAGCCTCTGCCGTCCCACCGCCCGGTCATTCTGCCGCGGAGGGCGTCCAGTGCCCTGCGCCCAGACCCGGTGAAACGCATGGACCTGGTAGCTGCCCTCTTCGGACAGTCCCGCAAGATTACGTCATGACAAAAAACGAAACCCGCAAGCTGGCCACGCCGCGCCAGGATTGGACTTCCGAGCGGGAGCAGGTGGTCCGCGATCGCTATCCGCATGAACTGACCGCCACGCTGGCGGCGAGCCTCGGCGTCACGGTGGAAGCGCTGTACACCCGAGCGCGACGCCTCGGCGTGCAAAAGACACAGGCCTATCTCGACAGCCCGGCATCCGGTCGCCTGGACGGGCAGCGCGGCACCGCCACCCGGTTCTTGCCGGGTTGTACGCCATGGTCCAAAGGTCGCAAGGGGCTGCGCTACAGTAGCGCCGGGTGGTTCCGCCCAGGCCAGCGTCCAGCTAATTACAAGCCGGTCGGCAGCATCAGGATGCAGGCCGGTTATCGTTGGGTCAAGGTACGGGAAGGATCCTGGCCCGATGCCTGGAAGCCGGAACACCACGTCGTATGGGAGCGCGCCAACGGCCCGGTCCCGTTCGGGCATGTGCTGTGCTTCCGCGACAAGGACCGTTTCAATCTCGTCCCCGAAAATCTGGAACTGCTCAGCCGCCAGGAGTGGCTGAGCCGCATCACGCTGCATAATTACCCTTTGGAACTGGTGCGGGTCATGCAAATGCGCGGGCTGTTGACCAGGGCGATCAACAGGAAGGCCAAGCATGGCCCGAACGGCTGAATTACGTCATGACAAAATCAAGAGGCATTCGGGGGCCGCGTGCGGTCTGGACCGATGAACAGATCGGCATTCTGCGGGATCTTTACCCGCGCTATAAAACAGAGGACGTGGCGGTTATTGTTGGCCACTCGAAGAAGAAGGTGTACGCCAAGGCGCACAGCCTGGACCTGAAGAAAACCGCCGAGTTCATGGCAAGCAGCGCATCCGGCCGGCTGGACGGCGTGCGCGGCGCCGCCACGCGCTTCCAGAAAGGCCGACCAGGTTCCAGCGCGATGGGGAAGGCGCTCGCCAAGGCGGGTGCATCGACACGGTTCAAGCCTGGCCAGGCCGCGCACAACACCATGCCGATCGGCAGCTACCGTCTGTCCCCCGATGGCTATCTGCAGCGCAAGATCAGCAACGCCAGGGGCAGCAACGACAAGCGCTGGCGCAGCGTACACGAACTGGTCTGGATCGAGCTTAACGGCCCGGTGCCGGACAAACACATCGTCGTTTTCAAGCCCGGCATGAGGACCACCGAGCTGCAGGACATCGTGATCGACCGGGTTGAGTGCATCAGCCTGGTCGAAAACATGCAGCGCAATACGATCCACAACTACCCGCCAGAGATCGTGCAAGTGACGCAATTGCGTGGTGCGCTGGTTCGTCAAATCAACAAGAGGAGCACCGGATGAGCACCGGAACCAACAATATCGAAGGACTGCGCGAACACCTGTTCGAGGCACTGGCCAAGCTGAAGGATGGGAAGATCGACGTTGCCACGGCAAAAGCCGTGTCCGACATCGGCCAGACCATCATCAACACCGCCAAGGTGGAGATCGACTACGCGAAGGCGACCAAAACCGACGTCGGCACCGACTTCATCCCGCGCAGGATCGAAGCGCTGCCGGTGCCTGCGCGGCCCGCCGCGCCCGCGCAACTGGTGGATGCGACCCAGGCCGAACCGGACCGGGAAACGAAGCCGGCGCAGCAGCAGGGGCACGCCGGGTTCGCGGGGAACGTGCAGCGCCTCACGCCCGAAGACACGACCCTGCCCAAGGGAATCGTCGGCGTGACCCGTCACAGCATGGGCGGCTGACAGCCCATGCCCGCCCTCTACCTGGTCAGGTCGACCGCCTACGCGCTGGAACCGCTGGACCAGCCGACGGCCGACTACATCGACCGTTGCCCGGAGGGGGCGGGGTTTCAGGCGACCGTCAAGCAGTACAACCATCCAGGCTTTCACCGCAAGCTGTTCGCGTTGCTCCAGCACGCTTATGACGTGTGGGAGCCGCGCGACGTGCGTTACCGGGGTGAGCCGGTACGCAAGAATTTTGAGGCTTTCCGCCGCGACGTGACGATCATGGCGGGTTTTGGCGACGTCTACGTGGACCTCGAGGGGCGGCTGCGCCCGATCGCGCGCAGCCTGGACTTCGGCCGCATGAACCAGACGGAACGCGAAGCGTTGTTCAGCGCGCTGGTGGACGTTGTGCTCACCCGCATCCTGACCAACTACACGCGCACCGACCTGGATAACGTGCTCGCGCAGACACTGGCATTTACTCGATGACTGACACCCCTATCCAGACAGATTTCAAGCTGTTCCGCAACGACCGCGCCCCGTACCAGCAGATGCACGGCTACGCGGGCGGCACCGACTGCTTCTGTGGGAACTGACCATGAAACGCACGCCTCTCAAGCCTGGTACCAAACCGCTGCAGCGCCGCACCCCGATGCGGGCAAGCACGGCACCGCTCAACCGCGCCGGCACCGCGACCCTGCGCGCCAGGAACCGAGAGACCCCTTTGCGCAAGCTGCCGCTCAAGCAGCGCGGCCCGCAAATGACGCCGATCCGGCGCGCGGCGCGCGGCGAGGAATGCACGCTGCGCTTCCAAGGTGTGTGCAACCGGGACCCGGCCACCTCGGTCTGGTGCCATTCCAACCGCTACGAGCATGGAAAAGGGATGGGCTTGAAGGCGCAGGACGAACACGGGTGCATCGGGTGCAGCGCCTGCCATGCCTTTTATGACGGTGGCTATGCCAACGCCGGCTGGTCCCGCGCCGCGGTCGAGGCCCGGTTCGACCTGGCCGAGGCACTCAGCCGTGCGGTGCTGCGCGCCAAGGGCGTGCTGCCCGCTGAAATGGAGTAGGCCATGAGCCGAACGCTGCACCTGCTCCGCAAGCCGGAACGCGGCGCCCCCAACCTCGCGGCCATCAGGCGCGAAAAAGTCGGGCGGGAAGACGCCGACGACCTGGAGCTGCGCGCCTACCTGTGCCTTGACGCGGCCAAGCGCTCGCGTTGCCCGAGCGAGGGCTATCACTACCTCGCCACGGTCATCACCATGGCGGCCTATGTCGGTCGGCGCTACGGGCTGGCCCAGCTGGAATGCGACGTCATGAAAGCGGGCCTCGCCCTGAACCGCGCCGGCCTGCGCCATACCCGCCTGCTGGACCTGACGACCGGAGAATACAAGTCACTCCTTCCGGCGCTGCGCGGCTATTTCGCGCTGCTGCCGGACCTCGAGCTGGGCGTGCTGGACGATGCGCGCCGGCTGGCCGAGGCGTTCCAGAAGGCGACCCAGACCGGAAAGCCCATATAACAAGAGCGGCGCGGACCTGCCATGGATCTGCCCGCACACCGAGAGACTATCGACGCTGAGCCCGAAATGACACGCTACCGAAAAATCGAAGTACGCACCTGGTCCGATGACGCTTTCCGCGCGCTGACCCCGCTCATGCCATCCGGGCAGGCACTGTGGTTCTTCCTCTTGACCGGGCCGCACACGGGACCGATCCCAGGCCTGTACCGCGCCGGCCGCGCCGCGATGGCCGAGGAACTGAATTGGGAGATGGACGCTTTCACGGGCGCCTTCCATGAACTGGAAACCCTCGGCATGGCGAAGGCCGATTTCCGCGCGAGGCTGATCTGGCTGCCGAATGCGATCAAGCACAACAAGCCCGAGTCGCCCAACGTGGTCAAGCACTGGCGCGTCGAGATCGACCTGCTGCCCGAGTGCGAGCTGAAACGCAGTGCGCTGGTGGAAATCCGCGCCGCGCTGGCCGAGATCGGCCCAGCCTTCGTGGACGCCTTTGACGAGGTGACGGGAGGGAAGCTGATGCCGAAGCCCCCGCCAGAGCCTACCCCGGACCCTTCCGCGGCGACTCCCCGTAAGCCTTCCCCTAAGCCTTCCCCGAACGCTTCGGGAAAAGGCTTGCCGAAAGACTTGCTCGAATCAGGAACAGCAACAGGAACAGCAATAGCAACAGCAGCAGCAGGAGACCCACCACCGCCGCCAGCAACGCAATCGCCAGACGGGGTGGGGGGGAGCGTGAGCGCCGCGCAGTTGTCAGCCGCAATGCGTCCGTACGGCATCAACGCGAACCCGAGCCAGCCCCACCTGATCGTGCTGGCAGAGCAGGGCATCACGCCGGAGACTGTCAGGGCCGCGTGCGAAGAGGCCAAGCGCAGCAAGCCAGGCGAGGCGGTCAGCGTGGGCTACGTGATTGGCGTCCTCAAGCGCTGGGCGGCGGAGAGCCAGGCGATCGCGGTCAGCGGCGCCGTGCGGCCACCGCTGCGCGCTTCACCCAATGCGGCAGCCGTGCGCGACGCTTCGCGGAAAGCGGCGGCGGCATCCATCGGACTCGGAGGCAATCATGCGCGTGACGACCCCACCATCATCGACCTCAACTGACGCCGGGATCGACTCGCTGTTCGGGGAGTTGCACGGCATGTTCGGCAACAAGTTCCTTGACGCCTACCGCAGCGGGCATGTCGAGAACGGGGTCGACACCGGTATCGAGAACATGAAGCGCACCTGGTTGGAACGGATCAGGGCGAACGGGATCACGCGCGGGCAGTTGCGGCGAGGCCTGGCTGCGTGCGAGCGGCTGAAATTCCCGCCCACCTGGGGGGAATTCCTCGCGCTGTGCCAGCCCGAGGTCGACCCGATCGCCGCGTATCAGGAAGCGGTGGCGGGCCTCGAGGCACGCGGCAAGGGCGAAATGGGGGAGTGGACGCATCCGGCCGTGTATTGGGCGGCGTCGGGGTTGCGGCGGGAATTGATGCAGGAGGCTTACGGGTCGGTGCGCGAGCGCTGGCTGGCGGCGCTCAAGCGGCAGATGGCGCGCGGCGCGTGGGAGCCGATTCCCGAGGCGCATATCGCACTGCCGGCACCTGGCGAGGCGTTCACCTCGCGTGAGGCCGCCGCCAGGATGCTGAAGGAGCTGGGCGCTTCGGGCATCCTGCGCAGCGGCGACCAGCCAGGCGACCAGCGCGCATGGGTCGCCAAGGTGCTGGAACGGGCTGCTGCCGGTGACGCCTTGCTGCCTGCGGTGTCGCTGCGCTACGCCCGCCAGCTCGCCGCCGATGCGGGCAATGAGGTGGATCCGCCCCAGGTGTAAGTGGTTCGATGGGCACTTTCATGACGGATAGGAGAACAGCATGCTGGGACTATTCAAAATGCCGTGGACGCGGCGCCGGGAACGCGACGCCGCGGTAGCCGCGCGCCAGGCCGAAATCGCGCAGCAGCTCGAGCAGCGCCGCGCGATCGCCCGCGAGAGGGTCGCGCGCATCAATGCCGCCAAGGCTGGCCAGGCCGGCGTACAGGGCGGCCAAGCGTGATCTTCCGGCCTGTGCGCCGCAAGTATGGCAACGTCAGGGTCACGCATCAGGGGCAGACGTACGACTCGATCGCGGAGTACGAGCGCTACCTGGTCCTGCTGCAGATGGAAAGGGACGGCGCAATCCGCGAGCTGACGCGCCAGGCCTCGTTCGTGCTCGCGCCCAAGGTGAGGATCAACGGCAAGACCAAGCGGGCGCTGATCTACCGGGCCGATTTCAGCTACCTGGATACCGCGACCGGGGACAGGATCATCGAGGATGTGAAGGGTGCGCCGCTGACGGCGGTGTACAAGATCAAGCGGCACCTGATGATGCACCTGTACGGGATCACCATACTGGAGACGAAACGGCCGCCGGCGCGGGTGGATTGCCATAGATCAGGGCACTCCCGTATGTGAGTATCAGGCTCACTTACGGGATACTGCGGTTTCCTGCTCGGAGGAACCATTACCATGTTTTCTGAACGCTATGTCAGTGCCCTGCAATCGTCCGACTTGCGCGACGATCCGCACCATGTATCCACCGAGGCGCTTTTTGCGGCCGCGATCGCCAGCAAGACGGGCGCCGGGCTGGGTGCGCTGCTCTCGCGCGTCAAGTATTCGGACGGTACGCTCAGCAAGGACTTCCAGCCTGGGTCGAATAACCTGGTGCGCCTGTTGGCGATCTGGCAGGACTGCATCCGAATCAAGTCGGGGCGGCGTAATTGGGTGCCGACAGCGGGCAGCGAGTGGACCATCCAGGCACACGAAACACTGTATCGTCGCGTGGCCATGGGCTCCCTGGCGCACTGGATCGACGGGCGCTGCAGCGAGTGCAGCGGCGCCGGGCAGACGCCAAACCGCCGCCTATGCCCGGCGTGCAAGGGTAGCGGCCGCGCCGAGTTCGCCCCAGGTGCTACCAGGCTTGAACAGCAGCTCATCGCCGATATGGTGAGCGACCTGGAGGGGATGGTGCAGGCCCACGACGCGCGCGCCGCCGGCATCATGCGCCGCCCGCCGGCGTGACCGCCTCGCATCACATCCAGGCATAAATTGCCACGGGCAACACTGTTGCGTATTATCACGACAAACTCACGATAGGACAGTCCAGCCGCCAGCCAGCGGGACGGGTGCCAGGTTGAACCGGCGCTCTACAGTCTTCCCCAGCGTACTTCCTGCCCTTGAGGTGGGTCCGATCAGGGGAACAGTCGCTCTCTTAATTGCCCTCATTCGTTCGGCCCCTGCTCGCCCTGCGAAACCGCGCAGCGCACCCGCCGCACCGCTTCACGCAGACCCGCGCTCAATTCGCCACCGCCCAAGGCGGTCGCGTACTTGATGGTGTCGGCGTCCAGATAGACGTTCTTGCGAATGCCGCCAACAAGCACGCGCGGTCGCCCATCGGGGTTGTTGCCCTTCGCGGGCTTCCGATCCGTTTTCACGCTGGCACCTCTTGCTTGATGTAGCTGGCCGCGTCGCGCTGCATGCCCACCCACAGCTCGGGGGGATGCTCGTTCAGCCACATGGCTGGCTTGGTCCTTTTCGGACCACGCCAGCGCTCGATGATGCTGCCGCCGTTGGGACCGTGGTAGATCACCACATACCACGTATCGTCCTCGCGCTTGAACACGGGTTCTGCCTTGAAGTCGAAAATCCCGGCCATCTTGATATCCTCAACCAGATGCTCCAGTTCCCGCAGCTTGCGCGCCGGGTAGTGCCGAAAGACGGTCGGCGCGGTCGCGGAATCGGACACGTTCACGATCAGGTACTCCCACCCTACCTGCACCGAGACGGTGGGCGTGATCCTGATCTCGCCGTCCGCTTCTTCGTCAATGTCGCTTACGAATGTGCCTGCCACCCCCAAGGCGGCGAGGCGCTTGAGAATCTGCTGGGTCCTGTTTGCCATGATCTGCTCCTGATAGGTTCTGGTATCCGCGCGCCGATCAGGCGGCAGTCCTGTGGCCACCCGCCTTGATCCACGCATCGGCGGCGTTCTGCGTGTCATTCATGTAGGGAAGGGATCGCCGCCGGGGTATCCGGCACGCGCTGGTTCCAGAACCGCGAGTAGTACGACGACATTCGTTCACTCGGGCCGCGCGCACGATGGCCGTTGTCCTTGATGAACTGCTCGGTCGCCGGACCATAGGCAAGAAACTCCTGCTCGGCTTCGACCGTGTACGTTTTGCTGGGATACTTCCCGCGCCGGTCGCTGACCTGAATCGTGAATTGAGCCATAGGTGTCTCCCTCTGTTCAAACAGTGACTTGTTCATTGCCAGCCTCCGAATCGAATGTAACGCTGTCCCAGCACCAGCTACCCGCGCCGATGCCCCACGCGAGCGAGCCGTCCGGCATCGTCACCGCCTCGTACTCATCACGATCTTCCCCGTTGTAGTCGTCCGACGAACCGATCACCTTGTCGCCATTCCAGCGCATCGGGTCGCTCTGCTCGCGCATGGACACTTCGATCAACTTGTCGACCTCGGCGCGGGCGAAGTAGGGCATGCCCCAGCCGTTCCACGCACCTCCATCGGACCAGCAGGGCAGGGGATCGGAGAGAAAGTCGGCGGTCACAGTGCCCCGGCGCATGGTCGGCTCAGGCGCGAGGGTGAACAACTCATGGAATTCCTTGCTCGGCATCTTGCAGAGAAAACCGCCACCCTGACGGAAAAACTCGACCTCGTGGCCATTGTCCGTCTTGACGTCGACCAGATAGCCATGGTCGTCGTTGTTCCTGTAGATGTTCTTGCCAATCATAGTATCTCCTCCAGTAGAAGGCCCACCGTAGCGGGTGGGCGCGCATGGATTACATCTGCCCGTGCTCCGCAAACGAATGCACATCGACGCCTGCGACGATGAAGTGGTCAAGAACCCGAACATCGACCAGTGCAAGCGCCTTGACCAGCGTGTTCGTCAAGAGGAAATCCGCGTCACTCGGGGTCGTACAGCCGGACGGATGATTGTGGGCGAGGAGGACGCTGGCGGCGTTGTGGCCCAGCGCCTCCCTCATCACTTCACGCGGATGCACGCTGGTCTGCGTCAGCGTGCCACGGAACACCTCTTTCGTGGCCAATACGCGGTTCTTCACGTCGAGGAACAGCACGACGAAACTTTCGTGTTCCTGTCCGGCGAGCGACATACGAAGAAAGTCCTTCACGACAGTCGGGGAATTCATGGCCGCGCCCGGTTTCCTCAAGCGCTTCTCGAGGATGGCGATGGCATGCCGCACCAGTGCATCGTCGTCAACCAGACCGTATTCGGACCGCCGATCCTCAACCCGCGCATGAAATACCCCGTTTCTCATCGCATCACCCGTGAAGTGGTCGCTGGTCCCGCCAGCCCGGTGGGTTGCTGCTGCATCCCATGACTTCAAATATATACACACCTATCTAAAGACACTTGATGATCCTCAGTCAGGACGCGAGTGACGGCATCACAAGAGGCAGCACATGGCAGAAGCGAAGCGTAGGACGGTCGATTGGGACCTGATCGAGCCGGATTGGCGGGCGAACATCAAATCGAAGCAGCAGCTATCGCAGGAATACGGCGTCTCGCGTGCTGCCATGGACAAGCATTTCGGCAAGCTCGGCATCCTCCGCGACCTGGGCGAGAAAATCCGCGCCAAGGCCGACGCGCTGGTTACACAGTCGGTGGTTACACGCCCGGTTACAGCCCAAACGACTGTAACCGAGCAGGAGATCATCGAGGGCAATGCAGCCCTGCAGGCCAACATCATCCAGGCGCAGCGCAAGGACATTTCACGCTCGCGCAGGCTCACCATGTCGCTGCTGGACGAGCTGGAGCACCAGACCGAGCACATCGACCTGTACCGCGAGCTGGGCGAACTGCTGGCGGCACCGGACGAGAAAGGGCAAGACAAGCGACTCGACCTGTTCATGAAGGCGATGAGCCTGCCGTCGCGCACGACGACCATGAAACAACTGGCCGACTCGCTCAAGGTCCTGGTCGCGCTGGAGCGCGAAGCATTCGGCATCGACGCACGCCAGGAAGAAGGCAACGCCGGCATTGATGACGTCATCAGGCGCGTGCGGGATCGAATTGGCTGACCAGGTAGACATCGACCGCACGCTGGCCGCGTTGATGGCCGACGTCGCGCTTCACTGCGAAACCTGCATGTATGTGTTGGACAAGAACGGCCGGCTCGTTCCGCTGCGCTTCAACCGCGCACAGCGTCACATACACGCCCAAATCGAGGACCAGCTACAGCGCACCGGCAAGGTCCGCGTGCTCATCCTCAAGGGACGGCAGCAAGGCGCGTCGACCTATATAGGTGCGCGCTTCTATTGCAAGGCATCGACCACGCCGGGCCGCAGCGCTTTTATCGTCGCCCACGAACAGAAGGCCACGGACAACCTGTTCCGCATGGTCAAGCGCTACCACGAACACAATCCTTTCGCGCCTTCGACCAGCGCGACCAACGCCAAGGAACTGATTTTCGGCCGCCTGGATGGTGGCTACAAGCTGGCCACCGCCGGCAGCAAGGACGTGGGACGCTCGAACACGGCCCAATTGCTGCACGCATCGGAATTCGGTTTCTGGGACAACGCCGAGTTTCACCTGGCGGGCCTCGGCAATACGATCTCGGACAATCCAGGCACCGAGATCGTGATCGAGTCCACCGCGAACGGCTTGGGCAACAAGTTCCACACGATGTGGCAGGACGCGGAGGCGGGCATTGGCGAGTACATCGCCATTTTTGTGCCCTGGTTCTGGCAGGACGAATACAGGTCGGTAGCCAAGCCGGGTTTCATCCTGTCGGCTGACGACCAGCTTTACATGGACACCTACCAGCTCGACCTCGCGCAGATGGCGTGGCGGGCCAACAAGGTGCAAACCTACGGGCAGGGCTTTGAATGGCTGTTCGACCAGGAATATCCGGCTACACCGAGCCTGGCATTCCGCAGTGCGACCACGGACCCGCTGATTTCGCCAACCTCTGTCATGGCGGCGGTCAATGCCGACTACCGCGAGCGTAGCGGCGCCTTCGTCATCGGCTGCGACCCTGCGGAATACGGGGACGACCGCACCGCCGTCGTGTTCCGGCACGGCCGCACGGCCTACCGCATCGAGTACCACAACAAAAAGGGACCGATGCAGGTCGCCGGGCTGCTGGCCGAATACTGGCGCGAGTACCAGCCGGACGCGCTGTTCGTGGACAAGATCGGCATCGGCTCGGGCATCGTGGACCGCTTGAAGGAACTGAATATTCCGGTCATTGGCGTCAACAGCGCCGTGCGCGCCGCCGACCCGGAACGCTATTACAACAAGCGCGCGGAGTGCTGGTTCAGGATGAAGGAGTGGATCGAGGACGCGCCGAACCGCTTGCCGAACGATCCGGCCCTGATCGCGGACCTGTCCGCACCCAGCTACAAGTACAGCTCCAACGGCTCCAGGCTGATCGAGTCGAAGGACGACATGAAGAAACGCCAGGTGCGCAGCCCTGACGGCGCCGACGCGCTGGCCATGACCTTCGCTGAGCCAGTCGTCCCGCGTGCCCTGCGCGACGAACGCGGCCCGGCATCCTCCCGCGTCGCCCCGAGCAGCGCCGGCTACTGACCCTCTCCCAAATTACGTCATGACGCAAAACGACCAGGCACCGCAACAGGCGGAGCAGGAATACGTGCGGGCAGCCGCCGAGGGGATGGAGCGCGACGACAGCGCCGCTTACACCCAGCTCGACTCCCTTGGGGCCGTGCTGCTGGCGGAGTTCGCCCAGGCGGAAAACGCGAGGCAGGACACCGAGCAGCGCTGGCTGCGCGATCTGCGCCAGTACCGTGGCATCTACGATCCCGAGGTCCTGGCCCTGATCGGCAAGAACAGGTCCAAGGCATTCGTCCGCGCTACCCGTGTGAAAGTGAAAACGGTCGATGCGCGCGTGGCCGATCTGCTTTTCCCGAACGGCACCGAGCGCACCTGGACGGCGGACCCGACCCCGGTGCCGAGCGTCGACCGCGCGACCAAGGCCCAGATCGTGCAAGCCCTGCAGCAAGCCCTCGCACGCCAGCCCAACCCGCAGGAAGTGGATGCGGCGGTCAAGAAGCTGGTAGCGCAGGCCGCGAAGGGCATGGTGCAGGTGATTGACGACCAGCTCGCGGAGGCGGACTACGCTGGCGTCGCGCGCCGCGTGCTGCACTCGGGCCACCTGTACGGCACCGGGATCTTGAAAGCGCCGCTGGTGGAGCGCAAGAGCCGGTCCAAGTTCGTGATCGAGCAGGGCCAATGGGTCATGAAGACGGAGACCTACGTGGTGCCCTTCGTGGATCAGGTGCCCGTGTGGCGGTGGTATCCCGATATGTCGGCCACCTCGCTGGACGAATGCCGCTATGTCTACGAGCGGCACCTGATGACCCGCGCCAAGCTGTCGAGCCTGGCCAAGAAGAAGTCTTTCAAGGGTCAGCTGATCCGCGACCACATCCTGGCCAATCCGAAGGGAGCGCAGACGTCCCGCTACTTCGACAACGAAATCCGCAGCATTGGCGAGCGTGCCGGCGCGCAGCAGAAGGACGACGGCTCCTACGAGGTCTTGGAGCGCTGGGGATGGCTGGACGGCGAACTGTTGGCCGCCGCCGGCGTCCAGGTCCCGCCAGCCCGGATGCACGAAACCTTTTTCGGCAACGTGTGGCTCCTGCCATCGGGTGACGTCATCAAGGTCGCACTCCAGCCGATCAACGGCGTGACCTGGCCCTATCACCTGTACTACGTGGACAAGGACGAGACCAGCATCTTCGCGGATGGCTTCCCCTCGGTCATGCGCGACGACCAGATCATGATCAACGCGGCGACCCGCATGGTCCTCGATAACGGCGCGCTCACTGCGGGACCGCAGTTCGAGGTCAACATGGCTTTGCTCGGCCCGAACGAGAGGGCGGATGACATGCACCCCTTCAAAATCTGGGCGCGCAACGGGCAGGATCCGGGGGCGCCTGCGGTGCGCGTCCTGAACATCCCGAACGGCCTCGAATACCTGATGCCGGTGGTCGAAATGTTCAAGAAGAACGCCGACGACGTGACCGCGATCCCCAGGTACATGCAGGGCGAAAACGCGACCACGGGCGCGGCCGGCACGGCGTCCGGCATGTCCATGCTGCTGGCCAGCGCTTCCATCGTGATGAAGGACCTGCTGACGGCCTACGACGCGGTGACGAGGACGTTCGTGGAGTCTTTGTACAAGTGGAACATGCAGTTCAACCCGAACAACAGCATCAAGGGCGACTTCAACATCAAGGCGCGCGGGGCGGCATCGCTGATGGCGAAGGAACTGCGCGCCCAGCAACTCGACCAGTTCGCCACCACCCTCGCACCCGAGGACGCGCCCTACATCAAGCGCGAGGAATTGCTACGCCAGCGCGCGGAAGCGCACGACCTGTCCTCGATCATCAAGACGGAGGAGGAAGTCCAGGCCGAACAGAACACCGACCAGGCGAAGCAGGCCGCCGCAATGGCCCAGCAAATGCAGCAGCTCCAGATGGAGAACGCGCAACTGGCGGTCAAGAAGACCGAGGCCGAGGTTTCGCGCCTGGCTGCCGACGTCGAGCGCCTGCAGGCCATCGCCACCAAGACCAACGTGGACGCTGCCTACGCGGGCATGCAAGCGGGTGGCGTGGCGGCATCGAGCGGCGCAGTGGCGGCGGCAGGTGATGCGGTGCTGCTGTCGGCTGGCTACATCGACCGCACGCCGAAGGATGCCCCGGCGGGCGGACCCGAACCAACCGGCGTGCCGATCGCACCAGCCGCACCAGCCGCACCAGCCGCACCAGCCGCACCAGGTAGCGGTATCGCGCCCGAACAATCCGTGCAGCCTCCCGAGCCGCCGACCGCCGGCCGCGATCCGCAGGGTGGTGTCGTCGGGGCTGGCGTCGGACAGGAGCATGGCATCGAGACGGCGCGTATGGATGGGGACCCGCAAGCATGAAGTGCGTACTGAACACCAAGGAGCACCGCAGCGGCTGCACCTGGTATTACATGCGCCGCCTCGTACGCGGCGAGGTCCACGCGATCAACGTGGTGATCTCCGACGCGGAAATGGTTGAACGCGGATATGTGGCGTGGAAGGTGCGCCGTGCGCGTGCCTGCCTGGCCGCTGCGAGCCAGACGGTATTGGCCTGACCGGGCCGGAAGGAGCTGCATGGACAGTACCCCCGAAGAAGCAATGGCCCAGGCCTGGCGCGAAGGCACCCACGCCCCGGCAACGCCAGCCACCCCGGCGAGCGACACCGCCACGGCACAGCCAAGCGACTACGCCGCAGCCTGGAACCGTCACTCACCCTTGGACGATGGCCCCAGCCTGGACAACGCCAGCCGCAACTGGAACGATTTCAAGAAGGAGCACCCGGTCGTCGCACTGGTCGCCAGCCTGCTGCCGGTTACGGGAAATCTCACCAGCGCGATTGAACTCAACGACGCCCACAACCACGGCGACAAGTCAGGTATGGCACTGGCGGCAACGGGGTTGATCCCCGGCGGTGCGCTGGTCAAGAAGGGCATCAAGGCAATCCGCACTGGCGAAGACATTCAGCACGTCGCCCGCAACACGCTGACTGGCGCCGAGGTCTATTCGGCGTCAAAAAAGGCCGGTCAGGCGCTCAAGAATAGCGGCGCCGCGAAAGTCGTCACCGGCGGCGTCGCCGAGGCGGCAAGCACCGGCTCCGACCTGGCCGACTACGCCCGCGCATGGAGGGGCGATGCGCAATAGTGACCAACTCCGCGCTGCGGTCGCCACCGAAGTGCGCGAACTCCAGCTCCTGCGCGCCACGCTGCCGATGCGGCAGTTGATCGCCCTGATCGACGCCCTGATCGAGTCGCACCTGTCCGACCTGATCACGGTGCTGCCCGAGCGCCTGGAATTCAAGCAAGGCGCAATCCGGCAGCTCCAGTGCCTGCGCATCACCCTGCTGGACGACAACCCCCACCAGACCCCGAAAGCCTGAGCATGTCCTTCGTTCCTTCCAACAGCCGCGTCCGGTCGAATGCCAACACCAGGCGCCGCGACCAGAACGTGACGGCCATCATCGGCGCACTTCGCAACGGCCCGATGCTGCGCGCGGACCTCCGCAATGTCATCGACATGAGCGAGTCCGGCGTCAACAAGTACATCCTCATGTTGCGTGCGGATGGCGTGATCGAGGTCGATCGCTTCGTGAACGCCACCCGCAGCTCGCCAGGCCATCCAATGTTCCGCCTTGTGCGCGACACGGAGCGCGTGGACGACTATCTGCGCGCGGTGGCGGCAGGCTCCGCACTACGGGAAAAGCCGAAGCAGCCGAACAGGATCCACCGCCTGGATACCGGCTCATTCCATCCCGGCGCGCTGTCCATGTGCATTCCGGCCCCCGACCCTGTACTGGCCCATTTCTTCGGTCTGACCCAGCCGCCGGCAAGCGCATGAGCGATCTTACCTTCGGCAGCGTGTGCAGCGGCATCGAGGCCGCCAGCGTGGCATGGCATCCGCTCGGGTGGCGCGCCGCGTGGCTGGCGGAGATCGAGGCCTTCCCGGCGGCGGTCCTCGCCCACCACTACCCCGGCGTGCCCAACCTGGGCGACATGACGAAGATTGCCTCCATGGTGCGCGCGGGCCAGGTTGCTGCGCCGGATGTGCTGGTCGGCGGCACGCCGTGCCAGGCATTCTCGGTCGCGGGCCTGCGCAAGTCGCTGGATGACGCGCGCGGGCAGTTGTCCCTCTCTTTTGTGGATCTTGCCAATGCAATTGATGCAACTCGGGCTGTTCGCGGAGAACCCGCTGCCATCGTCGTCTGGGAAAACGTCCCCGGCGTCACCAGCACTAAAGACAACGCCTTCGGGTGCTTTTTGGGAGCACTTGCCGGCGAAGATGATGCGCTCGTCCCGCCAGGGGGCAAATGGGCAAACGCTGGTTGTGTGCTTGGACCCGAAAGGGCGGTCGCATGGCGGATCACGGACGCCCAATATTTCGGAGTGGCCCAACGTCGCCGCCGTTGTTTCGTTGTCGCAAGTTCTAGAGAGGGGTTCGATCCCATCCAGGTACTTTTTGAGCTCGAAGGCGTGCAGCGGCATACTCCGCCGAGCCGACAAGCGGGGCAAGATCCTGCCACCGGCACTCTACGCAGCACTGACGGCGGTTGCGACGTCGACCATGCCCAAGCTGGGCACCTCCAGCCTGTAGCTGCTGACTTCCGCAACATGGTGTCCACGGGCGACCTGGTACACGCCTTGCAGTCGGGCGGGCACGGAGTCAGCCCGAACAACACGCCGCATGTCCTGTCCGTTGCCCTGCGCGCGGCGACAGGCGGCGACAGGCCGCATGTGCTGGCACCGATCAGCTACGCGATCCAGGCCGGGGCGCTGCGCGAGAACCCGACCAGCGGCCCGGACGGCGTGGGCGTGCAGGAAGCCATCGCCTACACGCTGGAGGCGCGCGCGGAGGTGCAGGCGGTGGCCTTCTCATGCAAGGACCACGGCGCTGACGCCAGCGTGGAGATCGCGCCGACCCTGCGCGCCATGGGCTACAGCGGCAGTCATGCGAATGGCGGCGGGCAGATCGCGGTCAGCTTCAAGGCCTCGCACTACACCCGCGGCAAGGATGGCGCGCCGTCCGAGCTGGCTCCGCCGCTGTCCGCAGATGCCGACAAGGGCGACCAGGACACGCTGATCCTCGCGCCGACCATCTTCACCGGGGACGGCGTGGTGGCCGACCCGATCAGTGCGAACGAGGCCAAGACCTATACCCATGAGGGCACCACGTTCCGGCTGCACAACTGCATTGGCGAGCCGTTCGCCGTATCGTTCGCGGAAAACAGCCGCGGCGAGTTGCGGCTGGAAGGCGGCGACGGCAGCCGCACGGGCGCGCTGTCCACTGGTGGCGGCAAGCCGGGGCAGGGCATACCCGCGATTGCTCACGGCGTCCTCGCGTTCAAGCCGGGGCAATCCGAAGCGGCCGGCGGAATCTTCGTCACCGACGACTTCACCCCGACCCTACAGGCGCAGAACAACGGGTCGACGGCGGTTCCTGCCGTATGCGTCACGGGCAACGTCACGCGCAGCCAGGTGGTTGCAGCGGCCTGCTTTGACGATCCGCGCCGGTTCAACGGGCCGCACGGCGGATTTGGGCACGGGGACCTGCACCCGACACTTGAAAGCACGAACCCGAAGCAATTCGCGCAGGTCGGCATGGCGGTGCGCCGCCTGACCCCGCGCGAGTGCGAACGCCTGCAGGCCTTTCCCGACGACTACACCCTGATTACCTACCGGGGCAAGCCGGCGGCGGACGGGCCGCGCTACAAGGCGCTCGGCAATTCCATGTGCGTGAACAACATGCGCTGGATAGGGGAGCGGATAGAGGCGGTGCTGGCGATGCCGGCACCCGCAGCAGACACCCAAGACCGGCCACGCGCCGGTCTTGTTCTTTGTGAAGACCTGGCGGTGGCATGAGCGACCCGCAGACCGACCTGCCGTACACGCTGCACCTGGGCGACTGCATCGAGGTGATGCGCGCGATGCCGGACGCCTCGGTGGATGCCATCGTGACCGATCCGCCCTACCACCTGACGACCGGGAAGAAGGGAGGCAGCGGGGAAGCCTCCGTCAACCTCGATACCCCGTACGGGCGCGCGAGGATCGGCACCGGCTTCATGGGCATGAAATGGGATGGCGGCGAGATTGCCTTCAGCGTCGAGCTGTGGGCCGAAGCGCTGCGCATCCTGAAGCCGGGCGGGCACCTGCTGGCGTTCTCGGGGAGCCGCACCTACCACCGCATGGCCTGCGCGATCGAGGACGCGGGCTTTGAAATCCGCGACCAGCTCATGTGGGTTTACGGATCAGGCATGCCCAAGTCGCGCAACGTGGCCAAGTACGACCTGCAGGGTGATGACGCGGCACGCTGGGAGGGCTGGGGCACCGCCCTGAAACCTTCCCATGAGCCGGTGGTGATGGCCCGCAAGGCGCTCGTCGGCACCGTCTCTGCGAACCTGCTCGCCTACGGAACCGGGGCACTCAACATCGACGCTTGCCGAATTGGCGTGACGGATCACGATTATGCGCGCAACTGTTCCGGCGACCGTGGCCACGCCGGCACGCGCTCAGCCGACGACACTGGCGCGACCAGCATGCGCCCAGGCGGCAGTGCGGCGCAAGGACGCTGGCCCGCCAACCTGATCCACGACGGCAGCGCCGAAGTGATCGCCCTGTTCCCGGCCAATGCCGGGGCGGCGGCGCCGGTTCATACACGCAAGGCCGACAAGTTCCGCAACAGCTACGGCGCCTTCGCCGGCAACGTTGACGAAGCAGGCAGCACGTTTCAGGGCGACAGCGGCAGCGCGGCCCGGTTCTTCTACTGCCCGAAGGCGACCCGCACCGACCGCAACGAAGGCTGCGAGGATCTGGACAAGAAGCCCCTGTTATGGTCGAGCGGCACCCAGAACCCCGGCTCGTTCCAGGCCGAGGGCACGGACAAGAGCAGCCAGAATTTCCACCCGACCGTCAAGCCCACCGACCTGATGGCCTACCTGGTGCGCCTGGTGACGCCGCCCGGCGGCACCGTCTACGACCCGTTCACGGGATCGGGCAGCACCGGCAAGGCCTGCATGCGCGAGGGCTTTGCCTTCATCGGCTCGGAACTGTCGCCCGAGTACATCGGGATCGCGCAGCGCCGCATCGCCCACGAACATGCGCGCGTGCTCGAAGTGGCCCGGCAGGCGCCGCCCGAGGTGCCGCAACTGGACCTGTTCAAGGAGGCGCAGGCATGACCCACCCGAATACCGCCCACCTGGTAGCGACGTCGGCGCGGATTGCCGATGCGATCCTGCTCTATTGCCGCCAGCGTGCAGGCCGCACGTTCCACGCCGACGACCTGCGCCGCCATGTCGACGGCATGGTGGAGGGAGGCTGTGCGCCGGCGTCTGCGGACCGCGTGCTGCGCGACCTGCGCCAGAAGGGCGTCGTGCGCTACACCGTCATCGACCGCTCCAAGTCGCTTTACCAGCTAGAGCAGGACGCCGCAGAGGCGACCCGGCAAGCCGACCTGTTCGGGGAACCGATCACAAACCAAGAGCACCCGGCCCGCTGAACGCGGGTTTTTTTACTTCCCGCGTTTCAACACAACAGGAGTCACCCAATGAAGGCAACGAAGGACGAAATGGATGCTCGCGCCGCTGACTATGCGGACGAGTTCGACCAACCAGACAAACAGCCGCGCCAGATGAGCGACGACGAGGCTTTCGGCCTGTCCGAACCCGCCGCCGCAGAAGGCGCAGCGCCGGAAGGCAGCGCCGCCGAGGAAGCGGCAGAGTCGCCCGCCGAGGAAGCCGCAGAGGGACCGGCTGGCGAAGCTGCCGAAGCCGCTCCAGCCGAAGCGAGCGGCGAAGGTGAAGCGCCGCCTTCCGCTGCCGACCAGGAACAGCGCCTGAAGTCGTGGGAAGGCCGCCTCAAGGCGCGCCAGGCCGAACTCGATGCGCGCGAAGCAGCGATGGGCATCTCGGACGCCAACAGCGAGCAGGGCAGCGAGCCGATGGGCGAGGAAGGTGCAGGCGGCGGCGATCAAGCCGGCGAAGGCGAAGGCGAGGGCGGCGGCGGGGACGACCCGGCCGCGGTGCTGGCCGACGACTTCGGGCAGGATTTCGTGGAGCAGATCACTCGCCTCATCAAGAAGGTAGCCCAGGAGTGCGGCGGCGGCATGGATCCGCGCGTCGACCAGGTGATCGAGGCGCTGCAAAACGAGCGCCTGAACAACCACTTCAACACCATCGCGCAGACCCACGCCGATTTCATGGATGTAGTCGAGTCGCCGGAATTCGCCGCCTGGAAGGGCGAGCAGCCGGATCAGGACCGACTGCAGCAGGTGATCGACAGCGGCAGCGCGCGCCAGATCATCGACATGCTGACCGCATTCAAGAACGCGACCAAGAAGACGGACAGCCAGGACTACCACGAAGACGCGCTGGATGCCGCCGAGGGCGTGCGCTCGTCGGGCCTGACGCTGCCGAAGGAGCCCGCCGCCAGCGACGATTTTGCCAAGGCGTGGAACGAGGCCTAAGCCATCCAGCTGCTAACCGTCCGGGCAACCGGACATTGTAGTTAACTCCATTCCATTCCATTCCATTCCATTCCGTAGTCGAGGCCTCGCCGACCACTCGCCGAGCACTCGTCGACTACTCGCCGAATTTTGCCGCTGCTGTTCGCGCCTGAACAGACCTCAAGCCGATCAACCCCCACTGCCACCCCCGGCCGGGAGCGACACGCCCTCGGGCGCCGCCAACCCGCGCCGGGAACGCTTTGCGGGCATCGAAAGCACGCATCGAAGGACAGGCTCCGCCCCCTTGCGAGCGTTCGCTGAATCGCTGACCCACCACACCCACCGATTTACCGTTCACTCAAGGATACCCAATGAGCGCTACCAACTACGGCGATATCAGCCCGCGCACTGCCGCGTATGCAGAAAAGGAACTCTTGAAGAGGGCCATTCCCTTCATGGTTCTCGAAAAATTCGGCCAGTCGAAGGCACTGCCGGCCAACAACAGCAAGACCATCGTGTTCCGCCGCTACAACGCATTGGACACCACCCCGACCGCGCTGGCGGAAGGCGTGACCCCAGGCGCCCAGCAGATGACCGCGACGGACGTGCCCTGCCTGCTGACGCAGTACGGCGGCCTGATCCAGATTTCGGACATCGTTCTGGACACCCACGAGGATAACGTCCTCAACGAGGCCGTCGAGCTGCTGGGCGAGCAGGCCGCGCAGATGGTCGAGCGCATGCGCAACGGCATCCTGCGCGCCGGCACCAACGTGATTTACGCGAACGGCGCCAGCCGCAACGCGGTGAACACGGCGATCTCGCTGACCGCCCAGCGCAAGGTGACGAAGGCGCTGAAACGCCAGAACGCCGAGCAGATCACCAAGGTGCTGCGCTCGACCCCGGCCTACGGCACCGAGGCGGTGGCGAAATCGTTCATCGGCCTGATCCACCCGGACCAGGAATCGGACATCCGCAACATGCTGGGCGCGGATGGCAAATCGGTGTTCGTGCCGGTCGAGAAATACGGCTCGCTGACCCCGTACGAGAACGAGATCGGCAAGGTGGAGGACGTGCGCTACCTGTCGTCCACGATCTTCGAGCCGTTCCTGAACGCGGGCGGTGCCAAGGGCGCGATGACCTCGGCCACCGGCGGCGCCAACGCGGACGTGTACAGCACCCTGTACATCGCCCAGAACGCCTACGGCATCGTGGCCCTGAAAGGCATGTTCGCGCTGACCCCGATGGTGGTCAATCCTAAGCCGAGCTCGGCCGATCCGCTGGCCCAGCGCGGTTTCATCGGCTTCAAGACCATGCAATCCGCCGTCATCCTGAATGACGCCTGGATGTGCCGCCTCGAAAGCGCCGTCACCGCCTAATCACCCCGGCGGGCCTGCTTCGGCGGGCCTGCTGACGAACCCACAAGGACAACACCATGGCAACTCTCCGCGACGTCAACGACGAAACCGGCCGCGAAATCACCGGCTACCGCAATCACACCGCCGGCATCCTGGCCATCAACATCGCCGGCGCAGTCACCTTCAAGTCGACCAACGCCTATACCTACACCTGCGACGGCGTGTTCAAGTCGAAGGTTGCGCTGGCGGCCCAGGCTTTCTCCGCCGGCCATGCCGTGCAGGCGGTTGGCCAGACCATGTATTACGCGGTCGGCCTGGATGCTGCCGGCACCGTCAGCACCTACCAGGGCGCGCCGGCCTCCAACAACGCGATCGCCGCGGCACTGGCCAACAACCAGCCCGCCACCTCGGTGGTCGGCTCGGTGCCGGACGTGCCGAACGGCGTCACCCCGATCGGCCTGATCAAGGTGACGACCACCTCGGCCGCCTTCACCCCCGGCACCACGGCGCTGGATGCGGCCGGCATCGCGTTCACGTTCTTCGACGTGGCCGTGCTGCCCTCGGTCGCCCCGTAAGCGCCCGGCGATCCCCCCTAAAACCCGCTTCGGCGGGTTTTTTTTCGACCCTACCAAGCGAGGCACATCATGGCCAAGGCACAAGACACCAGCATCACCACCATTGACGACGCACCGAAGACCATCGAGCCGGTCGCCGTCGCCCAACTGCAGGTCAACAACGACGGCGATGTGCTGTCCGGCGAGCGCGTCGAACTGACCATCCACCAGGGCGAAGGCGACTCGGGCCGCGATCCGGTGTTCATCGGCCTGAACGGCACCGGCTACCAGGTCCCGCGCGATACCCCGGTCGAGGTGCCGGTGGAACTGCTGCAGATCCTTGAGAACGCGGTGCAGATCGTGTACGAGGCGAACGGCAATACCTCGCGCGCGCGCCAGGTGAAGCGCTTCTCGTACAACGCGCGTCCGGCAGCGAAGGCCGCCTAAACATGGCGCACCTGGCGGATTTCATGCCGTACATCCTGCCACTGGTGCCGGGCTGCCCGGCGCCGCTGGCGGAAATGACCCTGCGCGGCGTGGCGATCGACTTCTGCACCTACGCCCCGGTGGCGCAGCAGGTGCTGGACCCGGTTGACGTGTACGCCGGCCAGGCACAGTACGACATCGACGTGCCGTACGGCGCCAATGTCACGCTGATCCTCGAGGCCTACTACGACGGCCAGCGCATGCAAGTGATCCGCCAGGACGACGACGTGCGCGAGGGCGGCACCGCCCCGTTTGCGCTGCGCCAGGCCGCCGACAACACTTTTACGCTCTACCCGACCCCGACCGTCGACCAGGATGGCGTGATCGTCCTGCGCGTGGCGACCCGCCCGACCATGCTGGCGGCGACGCTGGACGACGTGCTGCTGGCCGATTACGCCTACGAGATCGGCAGCGGTGCGGTCGCACGCCTGATGCTGATGCCAAACCAGCTATTCAGCAACCCGCAACTGGCGCCGACCTACCAGACGATCTATGTCGTCGGACGGACCAACGCGCGGATCCGCGCCGAGGCTGGATTCGGGATGAGTGGCAACCGGGTCCGCCCGCGTTCCTTCATGTGAGGCGGCCATGCCCATAGTGACCGCCGCCACCATCATCAACCGGGCCGCAACCGCCCTGCAGGACACCAGCAACGTGCGCTGGACCCGCGCCGAGCTGCTGGACTACCTGAACGCCGGCCAGCGCGAAACCGTCATCAGGAAGCCAAGCGCCTACGTGCTGCGCAGCAGCATGACGCTCGCGGTGGGCACGGTGCAGTCCCTGCCGAGCGCGGACGATACCGGGCCGGTCGATCCGATCGAGCTGATCGAGGTGCTGCGCAACGCCACCGGGCGCGCCGTGCGCCTGATCGAGCGCGACCTGATGGACCAGTTCAACCCAGAGTGGCACAACGCGCCGCAGAACACGACCGTGCAGCACTACATGGTCAACCCGCTCGATCCGGTCCGCTTCATGGTGTACCCGCCGAACGACGGCACCGGATGCCTCGACCTGGTGTACAGCGCGAACCCGCCGCCCGTGTCCAGCGAAGCGGCCGTCATCACGCTGGACGACATCTACCAGGACGCGCTGCTCGATTACGTCCTGTACCGGGCGTTTTCCAAGGATGCGGAGTACGCCGCCGATCCGGCGCGCGCCGCCAGCCGCTACGCCGCGTTTGCCGCTTCGCTGGACGGCAAGACCACGCACGAACGCGCCGAATCCCCGGCCCGTACCCGCGCCTGATTCCCCGAACGACCCACTACTGAAGGATCCCCATGGCCCTGCAACTCTCTGTTGCCGTGCGTAACGCGCGGCTCGACGCTATCGAAACCACCGCGGGCGCGTCCGCCAAGCTGCGCCTGCTGTCCGGCGCGGCGCCGGCCGACTGCGCGACCGCCCAATCCGGCACCCTGCTGTGCGAGATCGCCTTGCCGGCCGACTGGCTGGCCAACGCTTCGGCCGGCAGCAAGATCAAGAGCGGCACCTGGAGCGGCACCGGTGCGGCTGGCGGCACGGTCGGCTATTTCCGCGTGGTCGACGCGGCCGGCACCACCTGCCACCTGCAGGGCACCGTCACGGCCACCGGCAGCGGCGGCGACATGACGCTCGACAATACCGTGATCGCTGCTACCCAGGCAGTGACGGTCAACACCTTCAGCCTGACCGACGCCAACGCTTAACCGCGAGTCACCATGACGACCGCCGATCTCGCCAAGACACTCGGCGCCGGAACCGTCGCCGCTGCCGCCCAGCTTCCGGCGGTCAGCACGCTGACGGCAACCCTCGGCGCGCTCTTTACGAGCAGCGGCACCAAGACCATCGTTCTCACCGCCGGGACGACATGGACCGTGCCGGCGGACTTCAACCCGGCGAACAACAGCGTCGAGTGCTGGGGTGCCGGCGCGGGCTCGCAAGTCAGCGGCGGCGGCGGTGGCGGCGGTGCGTATGCGGCCATCTTCAACTGGAACGGTAGCGGCGCCATCCCGATCTCGGTCGGCCAGAGCATCGGCAACGCATCGGGCGGCGACACCTGGTTCGGCGCCGCCACTTTCGCGGCGGCGCTGGTGGCGGCCAAGGGTGGCACCCTGGTCACGACGGGCCTTACCTCGCCCGGTGGCCAGGCCTCGGCCTCGATCGGCACGCTCAAGTCCTCGGGTGGCAGTGGCGGTGCCGTACCGTGGAATGCGGGTGGCGGCGGCGGCGGTGCCGGCGGGGCGGACGGCAACGGCCTGAACGGCGCGGACGGCAGCGGCCTGAACGGCAATAACTTCGTGGCGCCGGGCGGCGACGGCGGCACCGGCGACAACGGGCTGGGCGGCACTGGCGGCAGCGGCGGGGTCAAGGCCACCGGATCGCCCGGCGCAGCTTCCGGCAAGGGCGGCGGCGGTGGCGGCGGCGCTGGCTGGGGCGGCACCGGCACCAAGGGCGGCTTCCCCGGCGGCGGCGCTGGCGGTCCCGGCTACGATCCGAACACCAACAGGCTGGGCGTGCCGGCGGCGGGCGGCAGCGGCGCGATCATCATTACCTATGGGCCGCTGGTAACGACTGCCACCGAACTGGCTGCGGCATCCTTCACGGCGACGCTCGCCGTCGCCGGGCTGCTGGCAGCGGGCGTGGTCCCGCTTGAAGGATCGAGCACCGCCACCCTCGCGCCGCTCGCCTCGACCGGCACCTCGGCCAGCGGATCCGTGCAGGTAGCCGGCGCGCTGGCGGCACCCCTCGATCCGTTGCAAGGGCTCACGACGGCGGCGCTACTGACTACCGCGCAGGTGGCCGCAACGCTGGGACCGGCCTGGACGGCGAGCGTCGTGTCGAGCAACATCATCGCCACTTTCAACCGCGCGCTCGCACCGGCAGGCCTTGCGGCGAGAGCAGGCACCCCGGCGTCGGCAGTGCTGGCCGGTGCGCTGGGCACGGCCAATGTGACCGGCGCCGGCGCATCGCTCGTCGGCCTCGACTTTCCCGGCCAGTTGGACCTGGTGCGCGCCGCCAGCGGGATTTCGCTCCAGTTCGTGGCGCCGCCCCTGCTGCGGACCGCCGCCCTGCAATGCCTCATGCGCCGTCCGTCCGAGCCCCGCACCATGCGCCGCAACCCGCGCCCGATCTAGCGCACCGACAAGACAAGGATTCCATGACGATCAAGCACAGGAAGGCATCGACCGCTGGGGCGAGCACTGATCCGGCGAAGGTAGGCGGTGACGATTGGAACGACGATCACCAGGTTGACGCCGGCGGAATCAACCTGCCCGCGAGCACCGCCGCACCCGTGGCGCCGCCCGATGGCACCCTGGCCTTGTACGCACAGAACATCGCCAGCGATCCGCTACCCGCCTACATCACGTCAAACGGCAGCACCAACGTCTTGCAGCCATTCCTGGGGCGAGGGAATGTCATTGCGTGGATCCCAGGCTGGGCCAGCAGCAGCCTGACTGTCCTCGGCCAGCAGGTCAATTCCAGCGGCACAACCTACATCCGCACGATCACCGCCGGCACGACAAGCCGCTTCCTCATGATGCCACGTCTTGGCTATGGTTCCCCGACCGCTGCCGGCAGTTACGCACGCATCTATACCGTCGCGTCGTGGGCACGCGGCACTACCGCGATGCGGATGGTGGCGCGATGGGGTTGTAGCGATCCAGCCACCGTCGCCAGTGCGGCCCGCAGCTTCGTCGGCCTGGCGCAAACCCTCGGCACTGCTAACCCGTCGACCATGCTAAACCTGGTCGGGGTCGGCACCGATAGCGGTGACACGACGCTCAGCCTGTTCTACAACGACGCCACCGGCGCCGCCACCAAGGTTTCACTCGGGGCGAACTTCCCCGACCACACGCTCAGCGTCGACGTGTACGAGCTGGCGATGGCCTGCCCCGCCAGTGGCGCCTACATGGATGTCGAGGTTACGCGGCTGAATACTGGCGACGTGTTCCGCACGCGCCTGACCACCGACCTGCCGAGCACCACTTCGGGCACATCAGCCTACTTCCTGCGATGTAATGGAACGGCCACCCTCGAAGTCCGGTTCGACTTTTTTAGCTTTTACCTTGAAACGGGGAATTGATATGTACACAGTCTACTATCCGAGTGGCCGTCTGTTCGAGGATGGGGTTCTGATTGATCAGGTGGACGGCAATCCGCCCTACGACGCCTACGTGCTCTGGCTCCAGGCGGGCAACGGCCCCGACCTGCTTCCCGATCCGCCAGAACCGGAACCGACTGCCACCGTGGAGCAGATCGCAGCCGCGATGCAGCAGCTCGGCGTTTCCGCGGTCGACCACAACCAAATGAATAACAGCGTATTCCCGCTGGCCGTGACCCTGTAATGGTCGCGTTCTACTGGGCCGCATTCGACCGTACGGCGTTCGACTCTGCCGGCACGGAGCTGGCGGTCCTGCTCGGCCCTCTGCTGGTTCAGGCGGAGGGCCGCACCGGCGCGCACCTGGACGTGACGCTGGGCGCGCTGCTGCTCGATGCGGACGGTTCCGCCTGGCGCACTGCCGAGCTGGGCGCGACGCTCGCGCCGGCTGTCGTTGTGGCCGGCGCCGAGCGCACGGTGGGCGCCGGGGTGCTGGGCATGCTGGCGGCGCTGCTATTGGACGACGCCGGCGGCACGTTCGGCCTCGCCGGGCGGGTCGACGCTGGCCTGGCACCACTGTCGTCCGACGCGACCGCCACCAGCCCGCTCGCGGCGGTCCTGCTCCTGCGCCTCGGCGCGCTCCGCACTGCCACCAGCCTCAATCCCGCCTCGATCGCCGCCACGCAAGTGCTATGGCGGCCGTCCGTCAACCGTGTGATGCACAAATAAGCGAGCGAAGGACACCGCAATGCTCTTGGGGAAATTTACGAAGCAACCGGCCGAGCGCGAAGTCTACGCGATCGAGTACGAGGACGATCTGGCAGCCGGCGACACCATCGCCCCGGCGCCGGACGTCCAGATCGCCGCACAGGGTTCCATGGACGACACCAGCCCGCCAGTGCTGTACGCGGCCGACGTCGGCACTACCCGCGTGAGCCTGTGGATCGGCGGCGGCACGGTGCGGCAGACCTACAAGGTGACTGTGACCGCCACCACGGCCTCGGGCCGCATCCTGCAGGACGAATTCATCCTGAAAATCAAGGACTACTGACATGACCATGCTTTTCCTCGATTCGTTCGACCATTACGGCACGAGCGACTTGCCGCTCAAGTGGAGCGCTGTCACTGGTGCCGTTACGATCAATGCCACTGGCGGGCGCCGCGGTGGTGGCGGGATGTCGCTTCCCCTCGCAACCTCGGCGCGCAAGGACCTCGCTGGAACAAAGACCCTGATCGTTGGCTTTGCCATCAAGGTTTCCACCTTCACGACCATCACGGACCCAAACGCCTCGCCATGGTGTCTGACCTTGGGTAACGGCGACGGGGTGCATTTGTATTTTGCGATTGCACTGGATGGCTCGATCTCTGTCTACCGCCGCAACGGCAGCGCAAGCACTGATTGGCAGCAGCTGGGCAAGACGACGGGTGCCGTGGTCGATCCCAATGTCTACGCCTACCTCGAGGTCAAGGCCAGCATCAGCGCAACCGGCACCGGTACGGTCAAGGTTCTGGTCAATGGTGCCAACGTCCTGAACCTGGTGAATGTCGCCACGATCAGCTACCTCTCTGCCACCGAGACGATCACCCGCGTGAGCGTGATAAGCCCGGCGAATGGCGGAACCACATCGGTCGATGACCTGTATATGTGTGACACCAGCGGCCTGTCGAACAACGATTTCTTCGGGGATGTCAGGGTAGACGCGGTGAAGCCGAACGCCGATGGTACATACGGGAATTTTACGCCGGACAGCGGCGTCAACCACTACAGCCGGGTCAACGAGCAGGTTGCCGATCAATTGTCGTACGTTGCCTCCAGCACTGTCGGGGCCAAGGATTCGTACCAGTTCGAGGATTTGACGTCGATCGTCGGCGTCGTGCGCGGCGTGCAGATCGTGGATGTCTCGACCAAGGACGACGCCGGCGTGCGTTCCATCGGCCACCTGGTCAAGTCCGGCGTCAGCGAAGAGTATTCGGCAGCGATCCCGCTGTCGACCGACCGCAAGTTCTACACCACCATCCACGAACACGACCCGGCCACCGGCACGAACTGGACCCAGGCAGGCATCAACGCGGCGGAATTCGGCATCGTCGTCGCCGCCTAAGCCGTGACCACTGCCCGCAGCTACCAGGTCGCGCTAGAGGTAGTCGCACCGCGCAGCCCCACGGCGCGCACCGCCCAATGCATTGTCGAGGTCGTCAGCGTTACCGGCGCCAGTGCGCCGCCATTGGTCGGCAACCCGGTGGTGCTCCAGACCTTCATTGCAGAAACGGTCAGCACGCCAGTCGCGCCGCGCGCAAAGTCGGCGCAGGTCGTGGCCGAGGTGATCAGCCGCAGCGGCCTCGGCGTGACCCCGCTGCCGGACGGCACCGCGGCGGTCGTGCAGACCTTCGCCGCCGAGGTGTTGAGCACAGCTTCCCCGGCGGCGCAGACCAGCGCAGTCACTGCCGAAGTCATCAGCCGCAGCGGCCTCGGGCGCGATCCCCTGCTGAACAATCCGGTGGTCCTTCAGGGCTACATCCTCGAGGTGGTCAGCGCCGGATCCTCCCAGCCGGGCCAGGGCGCCGGCGGCGTAGATGGGCCGGGCGGTGCCTGCGAGTGCGTCATCACCCCGCAACCCCGGCCGCCCAAGTACCTGATGCGCCGACCGGGCCGATTCAAGTAACCGCGCCATCCCTACAGGAGCCACGATGCCGAATTCCCAACCCATCAAGTTGCAGCCGAAGCCGGACCCGGACGGTGCGATGCTGTGCGCCGACATCGACTGCACCAAGCGCTGTGCGCCGACCGTGGCCCAGGTTGCCGAGCTGATCAACGGCGACAACAGGTTGAGCGCCGCGATTGAACTCAAGATTGCCGGCGTCTTGCGGGAGTACGCCGGCGAACGCTTCGCCGCGCAGGCCTCCCGCATGGACAACATCGAGGCGAAGATCGACCTGCAGGCGGCGGCGACCAAGCGCCTGGAGGAATCCACCGCCGGCATCGTGGAGTTGATGACGAGTTGGGGCGGCGCGATGAAGACGATTGAAGCGACCGGCAAGGTCCTGAAACCGCTGACCTGGATCATCGGCTTCATCAGCGCCGTGCTCGGGCTGTGGGCAACCGCGCGTGGCTTGAAGGCGGACTGACATGAATCGCCTGTCCAACATCAAAGCCTTCCTCGACATGCTCGCGTGGTCCGAGCTCGGCCCGCGGCTCCTGAACGCCAGCGACAACGGCTACGACGTGTGCGTTGGCTCGACCCCCGCCAGGCCGATCCTGTTCGACGGCTACGCCGAACACCCGCGCCGCCGCTGCGACGCGCTCGACTCGGACGCTGCCGGCCGCTACCAGTTCATGGGCCGCTATTGGGAGCACTACCGCGACCAGCTCCACTTGCCCGACTTCGGCAAGGATGCCCAGGACCAGTGGGCGATCCAGCTGATCCGCGAATGCCATGCCTATGACGACGTGGGCGCCGGCCGGATCCAGGACGCGATCACGAAATGCCGCAGCCGCTGGGCCTCGCTGCCTGGCGCGGGCTACAGGCAGCGCGAAAACAAGATGGCGGACCTGGTGGCCGCCTACCAGCGTGCAGGGGGAACCGTGGCATGAAGCTGCAACAGAAATTGCGCGGCATGCGCAAGTCCGCCGTGATCTGGTTCAACGGCCTGATGCTGGCCGCGCTGCCGCTGGCCGAGTACGCACGCGACAGCCTTCCGCAACTAACCGACTATTTATCGCCATCCACCTACAGAACCATCGGTTTGGCAGTGGTGGTGGTCAACATCGTGCTCCGCTTCCGCACCTCGACCAGCCTGGCCGACAAATAAACCGCTTTCGACCGCACGGAGGTAATCATGATCTACCTGCTGGGTTTTGCCGTCCTGTCCTTCATCGTCGTGGCGTGGGCGGCCTGGGATCTCGCCTACTCGCCGCTGGGGCATCCCGATGAACGCGAGTGAGCTGCTGGCGGGCCTGATCCCGCCCGAGGCCAGGTGGATCGCCGCCGCCGCCGCCGCTGCCGCGGTCATTGGCGGGCTGCTCGCGTACCAGCATCACCTGGTTGAACAGGGCAGGGCGCAGGCCGACGCCAAGCATGCGCTGGCCGATGCCGCCCGCGAACGCGCCGCCTACAAGGCGGTGACACTCGCCAACAGCCAGGTGGCGGAACGACAGACCGCGCTCGATGCGGCGCTGGCCACCCTTGCGGACCGTGAAAGGGATTTACATGAGCAACAACGCCACAACGCTGCTTTGCAGTCTGATCTTGCTGCCCGCCGTGTGCGGCTGCCAGTCGCCGCCATCTGCCCCGGAAGTCATCCAGCCGTCCAGGGTGAAGGTGGCGCCGCTGCCGGACTGGATCCGCAACCCGCCGCTGCAGCCGAACTTGACCCGCAGGCTGCCGGCCGCCTTGTCGAACTCACTGGAACCGGCGACAACGCCATAGTGCGGCTGAATGCCTGCATCGTGGCGTATGACGCCGCGGCGAAGGCGGTCAATCCCTAGCGTGCGTGTGCTGCACCTCGGTGCTACGTTGACTGTTGCCTCATTTCGTTGAATGTACTCAATTAGGGATATTCCATGCCTGTACCGCGCCTGATCGACGCCGAGACCTATTTGCGCGTGTGGAATGAGGGCCGCGACGCGCGCACGGACCCGGCTCATACGGGCGGAAACCCGTATGACAAGGAGGAAGAGGCGGGAGAGTGGCGGGCCTGGCGCAACGGATGGCAGACCCCGCCGGGGGAGTTTCTGGAGGATTACTAGGCCGCGATCGCTGGACGCGGTTGGCCAGTGCCGTCCCAGGCCTCCAGCGCGGCCTTCGCTATATCGTAGTTCGGGTAATTCCTGCGGACCAGATAGGCGCCGCGCGAGTCCAGGCCGCCAACCACTGCGCACCCATACATAAGCCGGGTGATCCCGGCCACGCCAGCCTCACCTTTGTTCTGTACGTCGAGATAGCCCTGGCGGGTCAGCTTGGCGTGCAAATCGTCTTCATTCGTCGTCGTCATGTGTCTTATCAGTAGTTATCAAAACGCCACGGTTTCGTGGCCGTTCTCGTCGCGGCGCCTTCCGCTGTTGGGGTGGCGGTGCCAGCCGCTCGGTTCGGTGCCGTCCTGGCCGTCCCAGGCATCCAGCGCCGCCCTGGCCGCGTCGTAGTCCTTGTAACACCAGCGATCCCCGTACCCCAAGTGGGTCAGGTCCGCCAGGATGGCGTGGGTGTACATCAAGCGGTTGATGCAGACAAACCCGGCATCACCCTTCTGCTGCACATCCGTAACGCCTGGCTGATCCACCCAGCCGCGCACCTCATCTATAGCCAATTCCGTCATGCCAACACCCGATTTCACTGAACCGGAATCCTAGCATTGGATCTCAGCCATGCCAAATGGTATTAAACTCGCCCGCTTCGCCGGCCTGTTGCCGCGCGTGCCGGACACGCTGCTGCCGCCGGTCAACGCGACGACCGCGAACAACTGCGATTTCGCCTATGGCGAGCTGCGCAGCGCGGCGGCCGACGTGCCGGAACATGCCTTGGGCGCGAGCGCGGCCAGCATCTACACCGACGACGGCACCCTGTTCTATTCCTGGCCAACCGACGTCAATGCGGTGCGCTCGCCCATGGCGAACGACCTGTTCAACCGGCTGTACTACACCACGACCACGGATTTCCGTGTCGCGTCACGCAATAGCATGAGCGCTGCAGGTGGCCCGCCGCCAAGCAGCTACCGCGTGGGCGTGCCGCGCCCCGCCGCCGCGCCGTCGATCGCGCTTTCCAGCTCGGGCGGCACCGCGGGCACGGCGAGCGCGGCGACCAACGCCGGCGTGCTGCCGGTCTACATGCACGGCACCCAGAGCACAAACAGCAGCGGCTTTGAATACCACGCCGGCGCCGGCATGGGGCCGATGGTCGCTGCGGCGCACATCACCCTGCCCGTAGCCGGCAGCGTGGCCGTGCTGGTGGCCTGGGAATCGCTGTCGTTCAATCCGGGCGACAATTTCAATGTGCGCGTCGAGGTGACGGCGGACGGCGCCGTGATGCTCGCGCAGTCGGCGTCCGGCCTGGCCGGGTACAACGAGTCGCGCGCCGCCACCGGCGCCGTGACGCTGGACGCCGGCGAGCATGTCTTTCAGCTCAGCTTCGGCAACGACTGGACCCAGGGCTGGTGGTATCTGGGGCAGTGGTCGATCACCCTGATCCCGGTCCAGGTCGAGGGCGAAACCCTGCCGGCAGCGGATCCGCCGCCGGACGTGACGCGCGCCTATGTCTGGACCCAGGTGAATACCTACGGCGAGGAAGGCCCGCCGTCGCCGCCCGCCATGTTCACCTTTCCGCTCGGCGCGGTCGACGTCAGCGTGCCCTACGCGCCGCCGGCGGACGACTACGCGCCGCTCAAGGAAGTGCGGATTTACCGCACGCCGGACAGTTCGAGCATTGCCGAGTATTTTTATGTCGGCAAGATCGACGTGTTGGGTGTCGGGGCCGGGACCGTGACCTTCCACGACGACGTGCAGGCGGCGGAGTTGAACGAGGCGCTGGCGTCGATGAACTACTACCCGCCGGATCCGGCCCTGGTCGGCCTGCTACAGCTCCCGAACGGTATTTTGATGGCCTGGAAGGGCAATGAAATGCACTTTTCGGACGCCTACAAGCCGTGGTCGTGGCCACCGCAGTACCGGCTGACCTTTGGCGACTACAACGTGGTCGGCGCCATCGCGGTCGGCGCCTCCGCGCTGGTGACGACGACCGGAAAACCCTACGTGGTGGCCGGCGTGTCGCCCGACTCGATGACCTACAGCGTACTGAATACGCAGCAGGCCGGCGCGTCGAAGTGGGCGCTGGCGGACCTGGGCGGGCAGATCGTGTACGCCTCGCATGACGGGATCGTGGCCTTCGACGGTGGCCTGCCGTCCATGGCCATGTCCGAGATTTATTTTACGCGCGACGTGTGGCGCGCCAAGTACGGGGCAGGGCTGGCCAGCATGCGCTTCGCGGTCTGGGACGGGCGCCTGATCGTGTATTCGGCGGAGGACGCCTTTACGCCCTTCATGCTCGGGCTGGACGAAGCGCGCGGCGCGATGACGGAGTTGCCGAACCTGCGCGCGCAATGCTCGTTCGTGTCGCCGGTGGCCGACCAGTGTTTCGTTGTTAACGGGTCGAGCCTGGTGCGCGTGGCGGGCGGGCCGCTGCTGACGGCCAACTGGATCAGCCGCACCTTCATCATGCTACGCCCCTGCAATTTCAGCGTGGCGCAGGCCGTGTGCAGCGGTAGCTGGACCGTGGATTTCTACGCCGATGGCGTGCTGCGCCACACGCAGGCCGGGCTGGATGGGAACGTGACTTTCCGCCTGCCGTCCGGCTTCCTGTCCGACCGCTGGCAGGTGGCGATCCACGGCACCGGCGTGTTCCGCGAGCTGCGCGTGGCCGAAACCACGACTGACCTGAAGGCGATGTGATGACCGACCAGGCCGGCAAAGTCATTCCGGGTATCCCGCTCGCGTCACTCGCCGCGATCGGGGACGGCAAGGTGCGCGACGTGCTGCGCGCGCTGGTGGATACCCACAACGTCCGCAACAACCTGGCGGGCAGCGGCGACGACGCCTTCATCACCACGCGCCAGGCGCTCGAAGTCGTGCGCCTGGGTGCGGTGGGCGAGCAGGGCGCCGCGCCGCGGATGCTCGCCCGCTACGTGAAAGGGTCCGGCGGCGGCACGTTCGGGCTTGGCACGCTGTCCGGCCCGCTCGCCACCATCAACCTGGTGCTCGACCGCGCGACCAGCTTTCAGGCGACGGTGAACTGGACCTCCAGCGGCATCAGGACGGGCGGCACCCGTGCCGAGATCCACAACGGCAGCGGGGTCGTGCTGCTGTCCCAGAGTGACACCACGCGCGGCGGCTACACCCGCACGCATGTGGCCTCAAACGGCTTCCGCCTCGAGGCCGGGACCTATGCGCTGACGCTGCACATGGGTAACGACATGGGCGGCAGCTATGCGCTGGGGCTGTGGGGGATGCTGGTGGTGCCGGTGGCAGGATAAAAAAAGCCCGGCGCGATGAAGCGCCGGGCCGAAGTCCAAAACTAGGGATGTCTGAAAGAGACGGGTCCAGTGTCCGGCAAGCATGCCGGATTGTCAACGACGGGAATGCGCCGGCCGCGCTCAGTTCAGGCTCTTGAGGATGGCCTGCAGCTGCTTGAGCTTGTGCATGTCGGCCTGGCTGGTTTCGATCTGGGCTTCGATGTCGATCGCGGCGTCGCCGATGTCAGACGCCAGTTCCTTCAGGCTTTGCGCCATGCCGGCGACCCGCACCGACAGCGCGCCCAGGCGGTCGAGCGGGGAGGTGGGCGCCGCCGGGGTGACGGCGGGCGCGGGTGCGGTCGGTTTCATGGGGTCCTTTTTCGGCGGGGGGAGTTTTTCGCGCACCGGCTCGCGGCAGAAATAGCCTTTGACCGGCTCCTGCACCAGGCCGGCGTCGATCAGGCTGCTCAGGCAGCCGGCCACGGTGCGGTATTCGATGTTGCTGCCGGTGCGCGACAGTTCGCCGACGACCTGGCCGGGGTTCCAGTGGGCCGCGATCGGCACCGCGTCGTACACTTTCCTGGCGATCGTGGACATGCCGCTGTACATTGCCTGGAAACGGGCCTGACTCATCATGGTGGGGTCGCGGGATTGATAAACGGACAGCATAGCCTGCCGCGTGCCGCCGATCAACAACGAAAAAGGCCGTTGCCTACGCCTGGCTATCCTTGGGTGCTGCGAACGCGGAATTGTTCGGGGACGTGGAAGCTCATGCGTCTTTCCAGATGAAATAGGCCGACAGGACGACGCCGACAAGGGCCATGAAACTGATCATGGACTGTGCCCAGCCTATCGCGGCACAGGCGGCAGAGGCGGCAACCGAGGCGACGGCGCGGGCGGTCGGGTCAGTCATTTCCGATGCGCGCCATGCGCTGGTCGAAGTCGCTGTCGATGCGCACGTACACGGCCTGGCTGAGCACGTCGCGGTAGACGGTCAAGCCCTTGCCCTGCACGAGATCGCGCAGCTCGCCGGCCGGTTTGGCCCCGCCGACCAGCGCGTAGGTCCCGTCCTTGCCGATGCAGGTGTACAGCTCGGGCCGGGGGAACTTCACGGCACCGACCGCCGCCGCCAGCCTGCCGATGAATTCCGCAGTATGCGGCTGCTTCCAGTCCTTCGAGTGCCATCGCTCGACCACCGCATTGGCTGCGGCGACCAGTTCCGCCACCGGCTGCGCCCTAATTCCCTCGAATTCGGGGGGATTAGGTGCGGCGGGGACTCCCCCCTCATCCGGCCACTCGGTCATGCCGAGCCGGTAGTGCTCGATCAGGCGCAGCGCGTTACCCAAGTGTTCGATGGCCCTGCCGGTCGCGCCGGCGTCGATCAGGCGTCGCACGACATGCAGCGACGACAGCACCAGGTAGCCCGGACCCGGCAGCGACGCCACCCACTCGCTCTCGATCCGGGCCACGTCCTGCGACGTCAGCGGCGGCACCGCATGCTCGCCCCGGACCATGGCCATGCAGTCGGCCATGGCCTGCGTCGCCGGGTCCATCTTTTCGGGACCGTTTCGCTCACTCACGCGATGCTGCTCCTAGTAAATATTGGCAAGGGACCGAAAGGATACACCCGGCTGCCAGGAAATTTCAAAAATGATTTCTGGATATGGTAGCGCGCCCTAGAATTTCAGGACGTCAACTATAGCGAGACGGCGCCGGCCGAAAACATGGATCCTGGTTCGACGCACTTCCTGCACATCGCCACCGGCATCGACGTCGAGCCGCTGCGCGCCGCGCTCATGGCCAGGCCGCACCTGTTCGGGCAGCACCGGGCGCGCGCCGACAGCTACCAGTCGCCGCACGCCGGCATGACGGACATCTGGGTGCGCTACAACCACATCGACAGGCTCGGCCCGCACTTCAACGACGAGCACGACGCAGTGTGGTATCCGGCCTACGCCGCGTTGCCGGAACTGAAGCCGATCCTGTTCCCGCTGATGGCCTTCGTGGAAGGCGAGCGCCTGGGCGGCGTGCTGATTACCAGGCTCCCGCCAGGCGGCGAAATCGCCCTGCACGTCGACCGCGGCTGGCATGCCGGCTACTACGAGAAATTCTATGTCGCCGTCCAGAACGAACCGGGCGCGCTGTTCCACTTCCCGAACGGCGACCTGGTGGCGCAGCCGGGGGATCTGTTCTGGTTCGACAACGGCGTGCCGCATGGCGTCACCAACGGGTCAGGCGTCGACCGGCTCGCGCTCATCGTGTGCATCAAGACCGACCGCTTCAAGGGGCTCCGACATGCTTGACCTGCAGATTGAACACTATTTTTCCGGGCGCGAGTATGCCCGCAAGATGGTCTTGCCCGCCGGGCACCAGGCCGACACGCACCGCCACAACTTCGATCACCTGAGCATCCTGGCCAGCGGCATCGCCCGCGTCACCGTCGACGGCGAAACCACGCAGCACATCGGCCCGGAATGCCTGGCGATCCGCGCCGGCGCCGTCCACCACATCGAGGCCGTCACCGGCATCGTCTGGTTCTGCATACACGCAACCGGCGAGACGGACCCGGACAAGATCGACCACGAACTCATTAAGGAGAGCTGATATGCCATGGGCAGCAGCAGCAGCAGTTACTTCGGCGGTGGTCGGTGGGGTCGCGTCGAACAAGGCGTCGAAAAACGCCGCCGAGTCCCAGAAGGCGGCGCTTGAAGCCAACGCCTACCAGGGCCGGATCGCGCAGGACCAGTGGGACAGCTACAAGGCCAACTACCAGCCGCTCGAAACGCAGATGGTGATGGACGCCAAGAACTACGACACCCCCGAGGCGCGCAATGCCGCCGCCGCGGAGGCGCAGGCCAACGTCTCGAGCGAGATCGGCAAGGCGCAGGATCGTCTGTCGCGCCAGGTCGGTTTCGATCCGTCGTCGGCTGCCGCGCAGGCGGCGCAAACGAACCTGGCCCTGTCCGGCGCCGCGATGGGCGCGACCGCGCAGAACACGGCGAGAAAACAGGTCAAGGACAGCGCCTACGCCCACCAGCTCGACATGCTCGGCATGGGCAAGGGGCTGGTGGCCAACGCCTCGACCGGCTTCGCCAACGCGGCCAGCACCGCGAATGCGGTGGCGAACAGCCAGCAGCAGCAGGCCAATGCGCAGGGCGCGGCGGCCGGCCAGCTCGCCGGCGCGGCGATCGGCGGACTGTCGAAGGTCGACTGGAGCAAGTTCACGTCCTCGTCCGGCAACGGCATGACCGACGCGAATATGTATAGCGGTGGCAATGACGGTTATACGCTGCCGAGCGGCGAGAGCATCGGCACCTGATGGACCCCGCCATGCCGGGAAGCGCAGGTTTCATGCGCCTGTGGTGCATGCCGAATCGTGCCTTGAAGGGCGGCACGCTGGATCGCCTGTCGGCGCAGGGGCAACACCTGCTTGACCGCAGCCGCGAGCGCTTTGAGCGCCGCGCCGATGCCTACCGGGGCGCGCGCCTGTTGACCATGGAGATCGGCCGCATCGAGTCCGTGAGGTTCATGGTGTCGCCCCGCCTCGAAGTCCCAACCACCCCAGCCGGGGAGTAGGAGCGCAACATGGGTTTTGGAATCAACTTGACCGGCGCCGCCGCCGGCTACAACGCTTACCGCGACGAGCAGCGCCGCCAGGAAGACACCGAGCGCCGCCGCGTGGAGGATGAGGCGAAGAAGGCCGACCGCGCCTACCAGGACGAACTGCGTTCGCGCCAGCGCTACGAGTGGAGCGAGGCCGACCGCGTGCGCGACGCTAATAAGAAGACCGCCGCCGACTACTGGCAGGATCCGCCCGCAAGCGGCGCCACCGCACCGACCGCCGGCACGCCGGCTGCGCCGAGTGCCGCAGCGGCGCCCGCCCCGGCAATGCCCTCCGCCCCGGCGGCAGGCGGCACTGCGCCGGATGATGGCGGTCCGCAGACCTTGCCGGTGGCCGATCCGGCAGCGGACATTACCCCGGCCCCGATGGCAACCGCAAGCAAGCTGGCGACGCCGCTGGTCGATGGACTGGAAGGCCCGCCGCCGCAGCGCGCGATCGCACCGGACATGACGGCTGCGCCAGCCGCACCGGCAGCACCGATTGCACAGGCGGCACCGGCAGCACCGATTGCGCAGGCGGCACCAATCGCACAGGTGGCACCAACCGCACCCGCATCCGGCGACGTCGCCCCACTGGTGCAGCAGCCGGCCGGCATCCCCAAGCCGCGCGACATGCGCAGCATGCTGGGCATGTACGAGACCATGCTGAACTCCGCTGCCAAGCGCGGCGACGTCAATCCGCAGGCCTACGTGCAGACCCGCGAGCTGCTGAACAAGATGCGCACCGAGGGCGTGACGCAGGCCATGGAGGCGTTTGCGCATGGCGATTTCGCGGGCGGCATGGCCCTGTACAACGGCCTCGGAGAGAATCGCGGGCGCATCGTCGGCACGCCCCAGCAGGCCACGACCACGCTGCCGAACGGTATGGAAGTGCCGACCTGGAAGCTGCAAATTGCCAACAATGACGGCAGCCGCACCGACATCGACACCTCGCTCAACCAGTTCCAGACGATGGCACTGAAAGATCGCCTCGAGGTGATGGATAAGGCGGCCCAGCGCAAGAGCGAAACGGACTACAAGACCGGCATGGTGGAAGCGGCGAGGAAGAACGCCGACACGAATGCCGGCTACCGCGAGGACCAGGCCAAGAACATGCGCGAGCAGCGCCGCCTGCAGGAAGAGGCGCTCAAGGTAAAGCAGGCCCAGAGCGCCGAGCAGGCCGCGAACTGGACCAAGGAGGCCGACGCCTACCTGGTGGCCACGACCAAGGCCAAGGACCAGGACGGCAACGAAGTCTACGACGGCGACGGCTTCACCTTCGCCAAGACGGTCGGCATCGACTACGCCCGCCAGCACGGCGGCGACGCCATGAGCGGCGCCGGGGTGGCGGTGGGCGTGAACAACCAGCTCAAGGCGCTGGCCACCGCTAACGTCGCCAAAGCCGCCAAGGACCCGAAAGCGGCCAACGACCCGAAGATGCTGGACCCGGTGGCCGAGCTGCGCCGCCTGCGCGCCGAGTACCTGAAACATGCGATCCGCGCCACGCCGCAGCAGGGCGATGCCCAGCCGAACGCGCAGCAAGCGGACTATGCCAACAGCTACGGTGCCGCCGCCAAGCGCGCTGGCGAAGCGCTCGGGGTCGACCCGAGCGTAGTGCTGGGGCATTGGGGTCTGGAAACCGGCTGGGGCCAATCCATCGTCCCCGGCACGAATAACCTCGGCAACATCAAGGACTTCTCCGGCGAGGGCGTCGAGGCGACCGACAACCAGACCGGCAGCGTGGACAAGTACCGCGCCTTCGCCAGCCCCGATGAGTTCGCGGACCAGTATGTTGACCTGATCCGCCGCAAGTACCCCGGCGCAGTCGGCGCAGGTGCGGACGCAGCCAGGTTCGGCGCAGCGTTGAAGACGGGCGGCTACGCCGAGGACCCGGACTACGCCGCCAAGGTGCAGGCGGCGTACAAGACGGTGGCGGCCAGATCCACCCCGCACCAGGGGAAAGGCGGCACGGGTCCTGCGCCGCAAAAGAATGCGGCACAGACGCCCCCGCGCGCTGCAGCGCCGGCCGCAACCGGCATGACGGACGCCGCCCTGGAAACCTGGGTACAGGAAAAGCTGATCGGCCCGCTGGACGGTCCGGCCAAGTACCAGGAAATCGCCAAGACCAACCCGAACCCGGCCATCCGCAAGGCCGCCGCACGACTGTACGCCAAGGCGAAAGAGCAAGCCGCCAACGCTGGCGAGTCCGCCAGCATGCCGCTCTGACCCACGACAAGGACCAACATGGCCACCAAGAAACCGCAAGCCCCCTACCTGACCGATAACCGCAGCACGCTCGATTTCGATGCCGGCCAGGCATGGCTCGACTCCCAGATGGGGGAGGCGCAAGCCAAGGAGCCGGAACAGGCGGGCTTCCTGCGGACGGCGGGCGACGTCGGCATCAAGCTGGCGCAGGGCGCGGTCGACCTCGGGCAATCCGTGGTCGGCCTCGGTAGCCTGGCGACTGGCGGGCTGGTGGGGAAGGGTATGCGCGCGATCGGCTACGACCCCGAGGCCACCAATGCAACGCTGGGCGAGTACCTGAGCGACAGCCAGAAGGCGGCGGATGCGAAAGTCCAGCAGGCCGATGGCTTCGTTGACAGCACCATTGCCTCGCTGGAGAACCCGCGCGCGATCCTGGGCGGGATTGCCGAATCGGCGCCGGGGATGTTGGCCGGCATGGGCGTGACCAACGCGCTCGCCGCCCGCATCGGCGTCAGGGCGGCGCTGGCCACCACCGAGGGCAAGCTGGCGGCGCAGCTCGCAACCGACGCCGGCAAGTCCAGCGCCGAGGCGGCGGCGGCGGCGCTCAAGACCAAGGCGGGCAAGGCCGCCGCTGACGCCGCGGTCGAGGCCAATTCGACGCGCCTGCTGGCCACCGGCTCGGGCATGGAGGGCGCGCAGAGCGCCGGCCAGATCGCGGACCAGGCGCAAGGTAAAGGGCGCGATTACACGGATTACGCGCTGCCGGCGCTCACCGCCGGCGCACTCACGGCCGGGATCGGGCTGGGAGCGGGCCGCGTGTTCGGTGATGCCGCTACCGACCTGGCGACCGGCGCGCATACCTTGAAGGGCAGCCGGCTGGCCAAGATCGGCAAGGAAGCCTTCAGCGAAGGCGTGGCGGAGGAAGCGCCGCAGTCGGCCCAGGAACAGTATTTCACCAACGTGGCCGAGGGCGAGCCGGACCGCATGAAGGGGGTCGGCAACGCCGCCGGCAGCGGGATGGTGGTGGGCGGCGTGCAGGGCGGGGTCATGGCTGGGTTCCATGGTAATCACCAGCCGGCGGCGACGCATCAGCCGGCGACCCAGCCCGCCGCTACGGCGCCGGCCGCTCCTGCCGCGCCGCCGCCGCTGTCGCCGGATGCCGGGCCGCTCGAACGCGCGCACCACGCAGCCGCCACCAGCCAGGCGGCGACTGCTGCCCCGCCGCTGTCGCCGGGACTCGACCCGAACGTGGCCGACGCCGCGCGCCTGCAGCGCCGCGACGATGCCGAGGCGGCATTCGGCAGCGAAGACCCGTCCGCCGTGCGTGCGGCAAAGCAAGCCGAGGTGCGCCGCCAGGTGGATGCCACAAACGGCTTCGACAAGACCCCGCCGACGCCGCTGCCGGGCGACCAGGCAGCGCCGGATGCCGGCGCTGCGCCTGCCGGTGCGGCCACTGACGCCGCTGCGACCGCGCAGGACCCGCCGCCGGAAACGCCGACCGCGGAGGGACGCATCGCCCAGATCGACGCCCGCCTTGAGCAGTTGCGCGCGATCGGGCGCGGCGGGCCGGACGCCCCGGCGCGCCGCTACACCGCCGACGAGGAAGCGGAATACAAGCAGTTGCAGAGGGAAAAAGCCGCGCTCGCGCCGCGCAAGGCCGCGCCACAGGATGCGCTGCGCCTGCTGGAGCCTGCCATCGAGGCGTCCGAGGAACGCCGCATCCATGAGGACGACGCCCGCATCGCCGCCGAGCGGGAGCAAGCCGCCGCTGCCGAACAGCAGGCCTACCTGCGCATGCAACACCTGAAACGCCAGGCTGAGCTCGACGCCATCCACGGCCGCGTCGAGGCGCACCAGGCGATGCAGTCGCGCAACGCGCGCATGGACCTGCTCGACCATGTGCTGAACGAGCTGGGCGAAGCCCCGCCGCAAAGGAAGCTGGCGGCGTTCACGGCCCGCCTGCGCCGCGAGGGGTATCGGAACCTGGCGCCGACCCCGGAGGAAATCGGGCACATCGAGCGGCACAGCGCGCTGGCCCACGCCTTTGCCGTGCCCGAGGCTGAATACGCCGCCCCGAACGAGCTGGTGGACGCCGTGCCCGAGCGCAAGCCCGCCGCCGCGCCCGTGGCCAAGGGCCAGCCCGCCGCCGCGCCGGCGCTGCCGCCGGAACTGCTGCCGCTGGCGCAGCAGGCGAAGGACGGCACCGAGTTCTGGAAGGCGCTGAACAAGGCTGGTGTGCCGGTCGGGCAGCGCAAGCCGCTGATGGAGGCGTTCAAGGCATTCGTAAAAGGTGGGCGGAAAGCCGTCGCGCCTGTTCCCGGCGCTACCGAGGGGGCAGATCATGCAGTATCGGCAACTGATGAAGGTGGGCACGGACACGCCGCTGGAGCGCAGGATGCGCAACCCGGCGCCGCTGTCGCCGCTGGCGAACCCGGTACTGCGGGCGCTGTGGCTGCAGTGGATGCCGAGGCCGGACAGGCTGCACTGAACGCGGCGCACGAAACCGCACCGCACCCGGCCGACACCATCGACCTGGCTTTGTCCGAGATCCGCCGCCCGAACGGCGCGATCGGCACGCAGGGCGTGACTGAAAGCCAGGTCCGCGACGTGCTCGAACACGCGGCGGGCCTGAATCTGCCGGCCGGCACCGGGATGCGCGAACTGGTCGACGCCATCAAGGCGGACCCGGCGGCACAAGCACGCCTGCGCGCCTTCACCGCCGCCCATCCGATCCAGGCCCAGGAACTGCCGGACGGCTCGCTGCACTTGCAGGACGGCCACCACCGCGCGTTCCTGCTCAACCAGTTGGGCGATACCACCGTGCCGGCCCAGGTGCGCGACTACACCGGGCCGTCAAAGCGCCGCCAGGCGGCCGAGCCGGTGAACGACCTCGCCGGCCACCGGATCGACAAGGAATGGACCGCATTCGCGCCTGAGACCGGCACGCTGGGCATCCCACGCGCCGACATGCCGCAGATCAAGGCGGAGCACCGCGGCGCACTGACGCAATTCCTGCTGGGGCGCGGGATCGCGCACGAACAGGACATCGTGGAGCCGGACACGCTCAAGCCGACCCAGCGCGAGTTTTCCATCGCCAAGGTCGAGCGGGCCAAGGACTTCCAGGGCGGCGACCGCGCGATCCTGGTATCGAGCGACGACTACGTGCTCGACGGCCATCACCAGTGGCTGGCCAAGTACGAGCAGGACGAGCCGGTGCGCGTGATCCGCTTCGATGCGCCGATCCGCGAGCTGCTGAAGGTGGTGCCGGAGTTCCCGAGCGCCGAGGCGGCGGAGGGGGCAACGGCGAAAACCGAGTCGCCGGCCGAAGCGCAACCGGCGCGACCCTCGCGCAACTCGGAAGCCTGGCGCAACGAGGGCAAGACTCCCGAGCAGTTGATCGAAGACCGGGCCGAGGCGCTCGGCCTCGAAATGGCCGGACAGGTGGCCGAAGAGACGAGAGAGCCCGACTTCGACGCAAAGGAACTGCCGCAGGCGGTCGCGCAGTGGGCCGAGAACGCCCGCGTGCCGGCGGACCTGCTGCGCCAGTCCTTGCTCGCCGCCCTCGACCGCTTCGACATCAAGAAGGGAGCGCTGGCGAAAATCCGCCATGCGCTGAACCCGACCAAGGACGGGACGAAGCCCGCCCCCAATCCGTCGATTCCGCGCTCGGAAAGCGAGGCGGTCAACGACTTCATCGACGGCAAGCGCGAGACGCCGCCGACCGTGGCAGAAGTAGCGGCCGAGCAGGCGCCGGATAAGCCGGACGAACCCGCCATCGACCTGCTGGACGCCGAGCTGCAGGCTGCGCTGGGGCACTTGGGCGATGTGCTGGGCGACGTGTTCGGTTCCAAGCTGAACATGACCGGCAAGCAGCACGGCACAGGCGATTTGCTGCCGGCGCTGTCGAAGGTGATCGAGCTGCTGGTCCGCAAGGGATTCCGCACGTTCGCCGCCGCGGTCGGCGCTTCGGCCAAGGCGATGCGCGGCAACCCGGCTGTGGCCCCGCATGTGGACCAGATCAGCGCGCGCCGCTGGAAAGCGGCCTACAACGCGATTGCCGAGGACCACGAAGGCACCGACAGCGAGGAAGTGGTGGCGGCGATGCCGGACGACCAGGTGCTGCGCCTGGTGGCCGCGCCGGCGGCACCGAGCGCCGACGCGCTCGCTAAACTGGACGAACTCATCGCCGCAGGCGAGGCGAAGGTCGCGGAATTGAAGCGGCTGCAAGAGCAGGCCAAGGCGACCGCCAACGCATGGGTGTACGACGACAAGATTGCGGATGCCGAGCGCACCTTGCAACAGTACCGCGAGGCGAAGGCGAAGCATGCGCCTGCAAAAGTCAGCCTGAAATCCGCCGCGACTGGCGACGTCCTGCACGCGGAAGATGGCACGCTCTACCGCCTCAATGGCATCGACATCGGGAAGAACAAGATCCGCATGACTCGGAACCCCGATATGTTGTCCGAGCAGGTCGTGCTGATGGATCAGGACCGCTACAACCGGCTGGTTGAGGAAGATGCGCGCGTGCGCGGGCCGGACATGGTGGCCTCCGAACTGGTGACGCCGGAACCGCCCGCCGTGGACGAGCGCGAGCGCGCCCGTGTGCTGGCGGAGACCTACGCCAACGCCGGCAACCCGGTCGACACCAACGGCCAGTTCAAACCGGGCGTGTACGGCACCCCGGAGCAACCGTTGAAGTTCGTCTCTGGCATGAGTGCGCCGGGCGACTACAGCAAGCTGTTCGGCAACGGCAAGAACGTCGGCATTTCCATGCTGGAACTGTCGAAGGTGTCCGTTCCGCGCATTGCCGAGCAGCTGGCAGCGGCGCCGGGTGCCTACCTGTTCGTTGATTCGGGCGCGTTCTCGATCTTCATGCGCAACGTGCGGGAGCAGGGCGTGGCGGAGCGCGAGCAGCGCGAAATGGCCGAGGCGGCAAAGCTGGACCACGACGCACTGATGCAGCGCTACGAGGACCTGTCGCACGCGATCAGCAAGGCCAGCGGCGGGATGGCGAACGGTCGCGCCTTCTTCGTCATGCCGGACATCGTGGGGGATCAGGCTGGTTCGCTGGATCTGGTCGCCCGCTATGCGGAGACGATCAATGGCTACGGCCTGCAGGCGATCATCCCGCTGCAAGGTGGTGAGCTGTCGCTGACCGAGGCTTACGAGCAGATGATGCACAACCTGGGCATGGACCCGGCGCGCGACATTTCTCCGATCATCGGCATCCCGTCGCAGGCCGAGGCGGTGTCGAATGACGAGCTCACGGACCTGATGCGGAAGTACGGCGACAACATCCATGCCGTGCATATCCTGGGCGCGGTGTCGGACTCCCGCCTGCAGCCGCGCCTGGACGCCTTGATGGCGGCCGACTATGACGGCAACGTATCGGCGGACGCCAACCGCCTGCGCGCGCTGATCACGCCTGATCGCCCGCGCCCGCAGGCGATGAAGCACATCATCCAGTCGGACATGGCAGACGGTTCGCCACAGCCGCGCGTGGTGCGCGACGACCAGCGCCGGGATCCGGTGGAGCCGCTGAGTCCGCTGGAGAAGCGTGCGCGCGCCGCGGAGACGGTCGAGCCGCTGGAAGTGCGCGAGCCAACCACGCTGGACGAATTCATTGGCGACGTCGATGCCGGCTACCGCGCCCACTTCGACTACGCCGGGGCACCGGGCAGCACGGTGTGGATCGAAAAGACGGACAAGGGCTGGGTCGTCAAGTCGATGGAGGACGGCGACAAGACCATCCACACCAAGGGCGGTGCCGGGCCGTCCGGCGGCTGGGACAAGCTGGAAGCGCTCAAGAACGCCGAGCGCCTGGCGACCTATCGTTTTACCGAATGGAAGCCACTGGCCGAGCCGTCCGAGAAGCCGGAAGCACACCCGAACGCGACTGCGCCGGAACACCTGCAAGGGGTGGATGACCGCGAGCTGGGCGAGATCGTGGACGAGTTCAACGCCGCCCAAGCGGAAATGATGGACGGCGAGCACGTCGTTACCAACATCTTCCAGCCGCCAAAGAATGGCGAGATCGTCCGCCTGGCCGACAAGGCAAAGGTCTACCATGCCGGGCATGGCTGGATGACCCCGGCCGAGGCCAAGGCAAAAATCGAGCAGTGGAAAGAACACGCGCTGGCTCAGTATGAAGATGACGCCACGCGCCGCGCCAACAGCCAGAAGGTCGTGCTGTCGCTGTTCGACCTGTCGGGCGAGTGGTCGAAGCCGTGGGAGGAAGCGGGCTACCAGGTATTCCGCTTCGACATCCAGGACGACCCGGAAATGGGCGACGTCAACAACTTCTCGACCGAGTTCTTCAACGACTGGTTCGGCTCCTTTGACGGCATGGACGTGTACGCGATCCTGGCCGCCTGCCCCTGCACTGACTTCGCCGTATCCGGCGCGCGCCACTTCGCCGCCAAGGACGCGGACGGCCGCACGGTGGCCAGCGTGAACCTGGTTCACCAGACCCTGCGCACCATCGAATACTTCAAGCCGTCCGTCTGGGCGCTGGAAAACCCTGTAGGCCGCATCGAGAAGCTGGGTGGCCTGCCGCCGTGGCGCCTGTCGTTCGACCCGAACCACCTGGGCGACCCGTACACCAAGAAAACCCTGATCTGGGGCCGCTTCAACGGCGACCTGCCGGTGGCGCCGGTCGAGCCGACCGAGGGCAGCAAGATGCACCGCCTGTACGGCGGCAAGAGCCAGGCGACGAAGAACGCCCGTTCCGTCACGCCGGAAGGCTTCAGCTATGGTTTCTTCATGGCCAACAACGCCGCCGATCACCCGGCCATGGCGATCGCCAACAAGTACGACCGCCTCGACCGCAAGCTGATCGAACAGGCGGTGGCGGCCGGCGTGACCGAAGGCGACATCAACAGCGCCGTGGAGGATTCTTACTACGGTGATATGGACGATGACGCAGCGAATGACGCGCTGCGCGAGCTGGTGGCCGCAGAGAAGGGCGAGACGGCAGACGAGCCGGAGGCCGCACCCGCAGCGTCGGCGCGCGCCTGGCAGTCGACGCCGTTCGCGCCACGCATCGAGAAGATGCTGCGTGACCTGCGCGACGCGGGCGACGACGACATGGCCAGGGTGATCGAGGCCGGCGTACACATGGACGCCGGCCAGGGCCGGCTGAACGAGGCCGGCGTGGCGTTCCGCGAGGACAAAGCGCGCCAGGCGATCGCCATGCGAGCGAGCGAGGGCAAGCCGGCCGTGCCGGTCGATTTTGTGCCGATCACGGCTGCCGACATGCCGCGGATCACCAACGTGGCCCCTGTGCTGCCGCAGCCGATCATTGACGCGGCGGTGCAGCGCTGGAACGAACTGGCCCCGACGCTGGCGCAACTCGGGTTCAGGTACGAGGACCAGATCGACTCACGCTACCCGAAAGCGGTTCAGGAAGCGAAGCGCGCACTGGTCGAGATCGCCCAGGTGCTCGATTCGCTCGCCGCACGCCGCTACCAGCAGGCGCGTGAGCACAAGAACGCCGACCCGAAAAAGCGCGAAGCATCGGAAGACCGCGCCAGCCAGGCACTCGGGATCGACACCCGCGACTATCCCGGTATTGACGCCAGCCGCCAGATCACGCTGGGGCAAGGGGTCGTCAAGGCGGCGGAAACCGGCGCCGAGCTGACTACCCAGGAACTCAACAATCTGTCCGTCAAGGCCATGACGGACGGGCAACTGCTGCGTGCGCATAAGGAACTGCCGAAGCGCGCGGATCCGATCGCCAAGGAAATGCAGCGGCGCGGGATGAAAATGCCGGCGGTAGAGGCGGCAGAGCCGAAAGCCGCAAGCGATGCCAGCGAAACCAGCGTGCATATCGCACCTTCCGGCATGAAGGTGATTGTCAACTCGCTGTCCAGGCAACGGCTGCTGGCCGAGGACGCCGGCCTGGCGGTGATGTACGAGAAGGACGGCAGCATCAAGGTAAGGCTGCCCGACTACGAGTATGCCAATGTCATCCTGACCCGCGAAGGCGACCAGTGGCGCGCCGAAGGGCGCGGACTCGGGCAAACCGGCCTGATGCCGCTGGAAGATGCGATCGCCTGGGCCAAGGACAAGATGACCGCGATGGCGACCGAGGATGCTGCCGCGAAGACTGCGCAAGTGGCGGCCGCGAAGGACGAAAAGCCGACGCAGCCGACCGCACCGCGCCCAGCAAAGTCCGGCACCGATCCGGTCCTGCGCGACGATTGGGGCGTCGAGTACATCGACGGCTACACGCCTATCCCCGGCGGCAAGAACGAACAGACCGATTTCGGCCTGCGCGGGGGCATGAAGGACGCTTTCCTCAAGGACGCCAGCACCTACCTGAAAGCAGTGGGCAAGGCGCTGGACGTCGAGGGCTTCGTGCCGCACACGGACCACAACGGCAAGCCGACGAAGATCGTCAGCGTCAACGAAGGCGGCCCAGCCGGTTCCGGCGATGCCATGCTGACCATGTTCCACCCAGGCATGAAGCACGGCATCTATATTACTGTTGGCGGCGAATCGCTGGGCTTCCTCAAGTCCACCAAATCCGGCGTCAGTGTCGTGATGCGCGTGACGAAAGAGGGCCAGCGTTTCAGCGGCGGCGAGAACCGCTGGATGCCGGTGAACCTGCCGGCATCCGAGCTGGCCGACCGCGCACGGGCTGCCGTTGCGCAGGCCGCTGGCGTGAACGCTCAAAATAGTGCAGCATCGCCCGATAACGCACAGAAACCCAAGGGAACCACGACCGATGAACACAGCCAGCAAGGAATGGCGCAAGGAGATCCTGCAGGAGTACCTGCGGCTGCGCCACAACGACGAGACGCTGCACAACCGGGAACTGGACCGGCACATCCTGGCGACCTGGGAGCGCGACAGCCCGAAGCTGTGGGCGGACCTGCAACGCCTGCAAATAACGAAGCAACTGGCGTACGTGCTCCAGCAGCGCATGTGGACCCGTCAGAAGGAACTGCTGCAAGCGGGGATGCCGGTGACGGACGCCCGCGAAATGGCGGAGCGCGAAATCCTGATGCTGGAACCGGAGCAGGACGTGGAGGATCGCGCGCTGCCGCCCCTGTCGTAAAGAACCCGGCGAGCGTCAGCCCGGCGGACACCGGGCCGGGTGACTTCCATATTGCCGACCCCTTGAAAATCGTCGGCGGCGGCCAGAAGGTCCGCTTCGACAAGAACCGCGCCGCGCTCGAGATGCGCAACCAGTTGCTCGACGCCGGCCGCGCGCCGACCCGCGAGGAACAGGAAGTGCTGGCCGGCTATACCGGCTGGGGTTCGTTCGGCCAAGACCTGTTCCAGGGGTCGTGGCAGCGTCCGGCGCCGAAGGAGGGCTGGGAGGACCGCGACGCCTGGCTGCGCAACAACCTCGGCCAGGCCGAGTGGGAGGGCATGCAGCGCTCCATCATCAACGCCCACTACACCGACCCGCCGACCGTGCTGGCCATGTGGGATATGGTCAAGCGCATGGGCTTCACGGGCGGGCGCGTGCTGGAGCCGTCCATCGGCATCGGCAACTTCTACGGCATGATGCCGCCGGACCTGGCCAGCCGCAGCCAGCGCGCCGGCATCGAGCTCGACCAGGTGACGGGCAGCATGGCGCAGTTGCTGTATCCACAGGCGAACATCCAGATCAAGGGCTTCGAGCACTCCAAGACGCCCGACAACTTCTATGACCTGGTGATTGGCAACTGGCCGTTTGCGAACGTGTCGCCGGCCGACCGCCGCTACAACCGCCTGTCGCCGTCCCTGCACGACTATTTCTTCCTGAAGGCGCTGGATCAGACCCGCCCCGGTGGCTTGGTGGTGGGCATTACCACTGCGTTCACGATGGACAAGAAAGACCTCGCCATCCGCGCCGAAATGGCACGCAAGGGCGAGCTGCTGGCCGCATTCCGCCTGCCGTCCGGCGCGTTCAAGGAATATGCCGGCACGGAAGTCGTGACCGACATCATCATCCTGCGCAAGCGCGCGGAGCCGGCCGGCATCGTGGCCGACAAGGGCTGGATCACGTCCAAGCCGCACGCCACGCCAGAGGGCACCGAAGTCAACGTCAACGAGTATTTCCACAACAACCCGGACCATGTGATCGGCACCATCGACTTCGGCAAGGGCCGCTCGTTGTACGCCAGCGGTGCGATGGTCGTGAACCGGCCCGACAACATGCTGGAGCACCTGCGCCGCATCGTGGACCTGGTGCCCGAGAACGCCTACGAGGCCGACACGCGCGGCAAGCAGATCAGCTACGTGGCCAACCACACGGGCGACCGCACCGGCGCGCTGACGAAAACCGACGATGGCCTGTTCATCGTGCAGGGTGAGTACCTGGCCCCGGCGGGCGAGGTCGTCAAGTACGCCGTGAAGGACCCGAAGACGACCGCGCGCCGCGAGGCACAGCTGGGTGCCCTGATCGACATGCGCCGCCTGTACGGCACGCTGATCGACGCCGAGCGCAAGGGCGACGCCCGCGCCGAGCGCACCGCCCTGCGCGATGTGTTCGAGGCGTTCAAGCTGAACTTCGGGCATTTCTCGGAATCGTTCGGCCTGGATTACCTGCGCAAGATCGATGACCCGTTCTATCCGGCGCTGGCGGCGCTGGAAATGAACGTCGATAACGGCGATGGCACCCGCACCTACCGCCCGGCCGCGATCCTGAGCGAGAGCACGATCCGCGGCAGCCGGAAGATGGCCAATCCGAGCGTCGCAGATGCCTTCGTGCTCGCCCGTAACGATTCGGTGAACCCGTCGCCGGCGCAGATCGCGGAACTGGCCGGGGTGGACGAGGCCACCGTGCGGCGCGAGCTGATCGAGGCCGGCGCCGCTTTCGAGACGCCGGCGGGCGACTTCATCCCCTCCGATATGTATTTGTCGGGCAACGTGCGCGAAAAGCTGCGCCAGGCGAAGGCCGGGCTGGAAGAGGGTAACGCCGCAATGCAGCGCAACATCGACGCCCTGCAGAAGGTGCTGCCCGTCGATATTCCGTACTACAAGATCGAGACGCAGATGGGCGCCACCTGGGTGCCGGCGCCGGTGTATGCCGACTACGTGGCGCACATGCTGGGCCTGGAGAACACGGACGAGATCGACGTGAACTTCCAGGCTGGCCGCTGGAGGGTCAGCTTCCCGGCCTCGTTCAACCACCGCGCCGAGGCCTCCAGCGGCTTCGGCATCGGCCATGTCACGTTCAAGCGCCTGGTGCGCGCGGCGATCGCCAACCAGAACATCACCATCAAGAAAGAGGACCCGATCACTGGCGGCACATACGTCGATGACACGGCGACCAAGGAAACCAACGCCAAGATCGCGGACATGCGCCTGAAATTCGGGGAATGGCTGTGGGCCGACCCGGTGCGCCGCGTCGAGCTGGAGCGCGAATACAACGAGGTGCGCAATTCCTTCGCTACGCCGCATTTCGATGGCTCCTTCCTCGGCTTCCAGGGCATGGCCCTGTCGCTCGGGCGCGGCCCGTTCAACCTGCGCGAGCACCAGGTCAACGCGATCTGGCGCGCGCTGGTGACGAGAAAAAGCCTGAACGCGCACGAAGTCGGCACCGGCAAGACCTTCACCATGGGCGGGATCGCGGTGGAGTCGCGCCGCTACGGCATCGCCAAGAAGCCGCTGATGTTCGCGCACAACGCCAACAGCAAGTCGGTGGCCAGCGAAATCCAGATGATGTACCCAGCCGCGAAAATCCTGTACGTCGATAACCTGTCGAAGGACAACATCAAGGTCCGCATGGCGCAAATCGCCAATGACGATTGGGACCTGATCGTGATCCCGCACTCGCTGATCGACCGCATCGGCTTCAAGGAAGAAACCTTGCTGGCGATGGCCCAGGACGACATCAACGACCTGGAAACCGTTGCGAAGGAAGCGGCGGCCGAGGATGGCGTCACGATCAATGAGGATATGTGGGACGACGAGGACGCGCTGAAGAAACTGCGCTCGCCCACGGCCAAGGAACTGGTCAAGCAGCGCATGCGCATCCTGGAGACGATCCGCAAGCTGTCGCAGCAGGCCAGCCGCGAGGATTCCGTGGCCTTTGAGGACATGGGCGTGGACATGGTTCTTGTTGACGAGGCGCACGAATTCAAGAAGCCTCCGATCGCCACCAAGATGAAGATGAAGGGGCTGCAGACGCAGACCTCGAACCGATCCATCGCCATGTCCTTCCTCACCAAGTATGTGCGCGGCATGAACAGCGGCGGCAACGTCCACCTGTTCACGGGTACGCCCATCACGAACACCATGACCGAGGTGTTCCACATGATGCGCTACATGATGCAGGAGGAAATGGCGGACGCCGCGCTGGCGGATTGGGACGGCTGGTTCGGCTCCTTCGCCCGCGAGGTGAACGACGTCGAACTGTCCTCGACCGGCGAATACGAGGCCGTGACGCGCCTGCAGGCCTTCATCAATGTACCGGAACTGCGCCGCATGATCGGCCAGTACATGGACGTGGTGTTTGCCGACGACATGCCGGAAATGCGCCCGCGCGCCGTAAATGGCAAGACCATGGCCGACAAGACGCTGACCGACGCCGAGCGCGCCGAGCTGCTGGACGGCCGCACCGAGAACGCGCAGGACCGCCCCTATAAAAAGGTGGTGAACACCTCGTCCGATATGTCGCCCGAGCAGGTGCGGGTGTTCCAGCAAGTGCAGGCGCTGGCACGATCCTGGCGCGCGATGACGAAGAAGGCGCGCAAGGAGGCGATGAGCGACGGTGCGCCGGAAGTGCCGATCATCCACGACGCGATTGCCGAGAAAGCGTCGTTCGATGTGCGCCTGGTCGACGCCATCAACAATGCCGGCTTGGAAGGCACGCCGGAAATGGAGCCGCACCCGGCATCCAAGCCGGCGCGCGTGGTGAAGAACCTGATCGACATCTACCGCGGGTCGCCCAACGCCAATCAGGTCGTGTTCATGGAACAGGGTATGTCCAAGACCGTGACGCGCTCCGAGGGACCCAAGGGCATGAAGCGGCCCGTCAGCTATCCGGCTTTCTCGACCATGCTGGACATGGTGGAGCGTCTGGTGCAGGCCGGGATCCCGCGCGAGCAGATCGCCACCGTGACCGGCTCGACCAGCAAGGACAAGCGCAAGGAAATCGCGGACGCGATGAACAGCGGGAAGATCCGCATCGTGTTCGGCTCGACCGACTCGCTGGGCGTGGGCGTGAACATGCAGCGCAACCTGCGCGCCATGCACCACATGGACGCGCCGTGGATGCCGGGCGAACTGGAACAGCGCAACGGGCGCGGCCACCGCCAGGGCAACCAGTGGAACACGGTGCTGGAATACCGCTACCTGACCGACCGCCTGGACGGCCGCCGCTGGCAGGTGCTGTCGATCAAGCAGCGTTTCATTACCGAGTTCATGAAATCGAAGGGCGAGGTGCGCGTGATCGAGGGCGATGCCGCCTCCGACGAGCAAAGCGACCTGGTATCGACGTTTGCCGACGCCGCAGGCGACCCGCGCGTGCTGGTGCGCGAGAAGCTGAAAAAGAAACTGGAGCAGTTGCAGAGTCGCGAACGCCTGCACACCCAGGCGCAGGCCGATGCCACCAGCATGGCCAGGCGCCTGCGCCAGAAGATCGAGCGTGACCGCCGGGAGCTGCCGGACCTGCGGGAGACGGCAAAGCAGGCGGCGGCCGTGCTCGACCTCCAACGCGGCGACACCTTCCGCATGACGGTGCAGGGCCAGCACTTCGACAAGCGCAGCGAGGCCTCCGACCATATCGCGCAAAAGCTGGCGGCGACGCTGCGCAAGGGTCAGGACGTCGAGATCGGCCAGTATGGCGGGCTGCCGCTGCACGCTCGCTGGGGCAACTGGTCCGACAAGCCGGACCTGTACGTGGTCATCGGCAACGAAACGGTGGAAAGCAACGGCCCAAGCCTGCCGAGCCTGGAAGCGCAACTGCGCTGGGTGCGCGACGAGCAGGTGCGCCGCAGGGAACAGGAAGTCGAGGACGACGAGCGCGCCCTCGGCCACAACGAAACCGTGATGCGCGAGCCTTTCCACCTGGGCGACAAGCTGGCCGCCGCGCAGAAGCAACTGGACGACCTGGAGCGCGACATCACCATGAACCCGGTGGCGCCGCCGTACTGGCTGCGCACCGGCGCGCCGATCGACACCACTGTGTACTGGCAGGGCAAGGAGTTCGTCGTGACCGGCCACCGCTGGAGCAACGATGGGTGGTTCGTGCTCGGCACCGACGAGCGCGGTGAGGTGGTGATCCCGTACATGCAGGCCGAGGATTCGCAGGGCATCCCGGTGTACGAGGAAAAGGATTTCGAGCCGCCGCAGGTGCAGGCGCCGGCGGGGGCGCAGCCGGCTGTGGCGCCGCCACCGGCTGCGAATGACAATGATGGAGTGTCAGGCCCGGACGTCATGGCGCAACGCGCCTTCCACGGCACGCAGGTCCTGGACGACGCGCCGGCGGTTTCGATGCTGGAGAGCGATTCCGCTGCACAGCGCAACGTCAGCCGCCGCCAGTTCCTTGCTGCCGCCGCTGCCGCCGCGCTCGCGTCGAATGCGAAGGCCGGGGAGGTCGCCATCGGCAAGGCCCGCCCGATCGACCAGAACGTACTGTCGCAGCGCGTCGCGCCAGGTATCGAAAAGGTGCTGCGCGATGGCCAGGAGAGCGGCACCACCAGCCTGAACGGTATCAAGGCGCTGCGCCAGGCGATGAAGCTGATCGCCCTGACCGGCCCGAAGGAGGTGCGCGCACTGGCCGCGCAGGTGGAAAAGCTGCTGCCGACCACCGGCTCGCTGATGCTGACCGTGGACGACACCCGCCGCATGAACGTGCATGGCGTGGTGAGCCTGGCCCCGGTGCTGCACATGCAATTGTTCACGGCCGAGGGACGCGGCGGCCTGACCTACGAAGTCGTGCTCCACGAAACGATGCACGTCGTGGTGGCTGCGCGTTACCGCTCGCTCTCGGTGGGCGTGGTGCGCGGCAACGACAAGATGCTGGGCCTGTCGGCACCGGCCGCAGCGAAAGCACTGGAACAGTTCTCGTCGGTGTGGGAAGAGTTCCGTTCGATGACGGCGGGCGAAAAGTTCGCAAACCGCGATCTCGCCTTGGCTGTAGAGGAGGCGCGCGGGAACCCCGACGAGTTCTTCGTCCGCACGCTGTCCGATCCGCTGCTGCAAAACTACATGGCCGGCAAGCGCTACGAGGGGCAAACCCTGTGGGAGCGCTTCAAGGATTGGGTCAAGCGCTCGCTGTTCGGCATGGGGCCGGAATCGGGCACCGCGCCGTCCTGGCTGGATGCGGCGCTGCTGGCGTCCGGCGAGGTCATTGACGCGATGGGCGGCGACCGCGCCGACTTCGCGCGCATGAAGGCGATCAGCAACTACCAGGCTAAGGCGCACCACTCGCGGACCTCTGAGCCTGGCATGATCGACGTCGACGGCGTGCAGCGGCACATCACGAACAGCCAGGGAAACCCCATCGCGGCGACGGATGAGGCGATCCGCGCGTTCTGGCGTTGGTTCGGTGACAGCCAGGCAACGGATGAAGCGGGCCGTCCCCTGATCCTG